GTTTTCTAGGCAATTTCCAATCTAACGGGTGTTGCACTTTCATTTAGACAACGGGACTGGCGCGCCGAAACTTGCCGGCCATACAATGGAAGAGTAAGTTAATCACCTTGAATGTCCAGCGGAAGGAACGTTACGGAGGCGCACCATGACAAGCATATTCGACGTGGCCGCTTACGTGCTGGACAAGCTCGGCGTCATGACCACCATGAAGCTGGAAAAGCTCTGCTACTATTCACAGGCATGGTCCCTCGTATGGGATGAACGGCGTCTGTTCCCCGAGCGATTCGAGGCATGGGCCAACGGCCCGGTGTGCCCCGACCTATACCATGCGCACAAGGGCATGTTCAAGATCACGCGCGGCGATATTCACGGCGACCCGTCGAACATAGACGAAGACGGCACCAGCACCATAGACGCGGTGTTGAATGCCTACGGGAAAATGGGAGCCTACCAGCTCAGCGAGCTTACCCACAGCGAACGCCCGTGGAGGGATGCGCGAGGCGATCTCCCGCAGGGAGCCATCTGCAACACCGAGATAACTGAAGCGGCCATGGCCGAATACTATGGGAGCCTTACCGACTAGTGGGCCACCGCAGCAAAACCAAGAGCATCAAGGCCAAAGCCCCGAGCTCTTCAAAACGTGTGCCCGCGCATCACGTGGCGAAAAGCTATCATGTCCCCGAATCCGCCACGGAGATTCCCAAGGATTCCGTGAACCGTCGCATCGTATTCCGTTTCGACTGCGTTGACCTTGAGGCCGACTGCCCATGGTCGCTCGCGCACATGAGCGACGAGGAGCATCGGCTGCTGCTGCTGAAGATGCGTGACTTCGAAAAGGCCACGGTGGGCGAGATCATTAGCCCCTCATATCAGGCGTTCACCTGCTACCCTGATTTCACCCAATGCCCCAACCAGACGCCACAGGACCGGCTGGCGAAATACTATGAACGCGAAGGCGATGCGTTGGCCCGGTTCCGATTGGGTGGAACCGAACGCCTGTACGGTTTCCTTGTAGGCAATGAGTTCCATATACTCTGGTGGGACCCGAACCATGAGGTATGGCCCTCCACTAGGAAACACACCTGACCATCATATTGTAGTGGTATACAAAATGGTCCCGTTCTCCAATACAGGAGGACGGGACCATTAATGCCATTATGCTGTGGAATCAGGCACTGGCATGTCCAGCTAAAGGATATTCCCAGCCATGTCCGCTCTCATTGCCATAGACCAAGTATCCATCCGTTGACGGAAGATCAAACAGCACCTTGCCTTGAGCCTTCACCCCTTGGCCTATTATCTGGGGAAGCCGCTGATTTTCGGGTAGGCATGTGTAGGTTGTTATCTTTGAACTGGTTCCATCGAGATTGCCGTTCCACTGGGTGCCATCATTTTGAATATACGTCCAATAGCCGGGAGCGCCCAGTCCCAAAGGCCCATAGGAATCCGAATCAAAATCGGAAGTTGTTTCAACGGTGATGTCCAGAACGACGAAATGACCGTTTGCAGGGCTTGTTTCAGCTCCTTCGTAAGCCGGGACGCATGGTGCGTCAAGGGTTATGTTGGTTACGGTCCATGAAGCGAGTAGGGTTTTGTCTGCCTGACTCTTATAGATGCTGGCAGTGTCGCCTATTCGTTTGATGAGGTTGCCTCGGCTGCTTGTCTTGGGCTTCTCCGTTTGCTGAGGTTTTGCCTTTTCCGGTTTCTTGTAGTCCTTGGACGAGGCGGCTTCATCAGTATTATTGCGGATTGCTGTGTTCACGGCAACGGCAACTCCTACCGACAGCGCCACCACGACAATCGCCGCAACCAGAAGCTGCCACCATTTCAGGGTGACGGTACCCTTGCCTTCAGTCTTGTGCGATGGGGCCGGTACGGGTTGTTGCTGTGGCTCGCTCATTATTATCCCCTTCTCTTCATTGGGTTGGTTCTTCATATTCTACTTATTTAGTGCTATTCGCAGGCAATTCCGTCACCGTCACGGTCCAATGACGAACGATAGCCCGGCTGGCCCCGATACAATGGCGCGGCGCCGGCAGCTCGCGCTGCTGAACAGTTCTTGTAATACGCCCAACCGGTCGAGGAGTCGTCGGAGGAATAAGATGAGCCCGAATTGGTTGACGTCGAAGCCGCTGCTGCGGCGTCCTCCCGTTGCTTTACCGCGTTCTCGCGTGAGTCAAGCTCAGATGACCGACTATCCAAATCCGATTGCCTTTTATCGAGTTCAGCCTTCTTGCTGTCGTACTCATCCTTGTAGGGTTTGAGCTCATCTATCCGCTTCTGATTGTCAATCACAATTGACTGCAAGTCAGATATCTTACTGTTGAGGTTCCGGACTTCCTCTTTATGGGCGTCGATCATCTTCGTGTATTCGGGCTGCTCCACCGGATCACGAGAATCGTATCCGCCTTGCCAGCCCATGAAGAAGGCGATTAGCGCGACCAATACCAATGCCAGCACCATGAATACCGCGAAAAGCGGTGCCGGAATCCTGTTCACTGCACGACTCGCGGCTTCAATGGATTTCTCGACAAGATCATCCTTCTCCGGCTTCGACCCCTTAACCTCAGTCGCGGCAGTAGAAAACGCGGGCTTAGTGGTGCTGGGTTGAGTCTTGGCGGCATTCGCCTGCTGTTTCACCTGATGCTTCTCTATTTGGGAGATTCTTCTGCTCAGGTCATGGAAGAACACGCTAAGAACTCTGTCTCCATCCTCGCCTTCTTTGATGAGATAGACGATGACCTCATGATCTTTCACCCTTATCCGCAATTTGCTTCCAAAGGACGAGCGAGCTCCTATATCAGTACCTTGCTTAACCAAGACGAGAGGAGAATACGGCCCTGATTTAAGTAGGGAATCGATTGCCGTCTTAATCAGTTGTGGCGAGCATTCGTATGTTTTTGATTGACTAGACACCACGTCCCCTTGCCGAAACCCATTCTCTCCGTATGAGCGATACTATCATTATTTGGCTTGAACGGAGAACATCTGAATTGCGATTATCCAATATCTGGTGCATAATCAGAATCATGCAATCGAACAAATGTTCGGGTCAGTAGGAAAAAGAATGGGGCGCGTCTCCTCCGCCAAGATCGGACGCGCCCCAAAGCATTGCCCCTACCGGAAAGGATAGGAACATGAACTAGTGTATATCATTCTCCTTATCTTCAAGCCCAGTTCTCGCGGCAATGGACTCAGCTCGGGACACAAGGTCTGACACCTTGATTCCCAGAGCGTCGGCCAGTTTACGCATCTGCTCAAAGTCGGCTACCGACTGAAGCTTCAGAATTTTCCGAAGCGTCGAGAGAGGCACACCAGACTTTTCCGCCAGGGCGGGGTTTCTAATACCTGCTTCTGCCCCATAGGACTCTATGGCTTTTGCCAGAGCCATTGAGTACGGGGTGATTTCTCGTTTATTTGTACCCATGTGGGTTACATTACTCCATATTAGGACATAAAGCAACCCCAAATGGGTGACACGCCGTATTTGAAAGTGACCCAAATGGGTGATAATGTATTCCACATGAGCAGCAAACAAGCAACATCCAAAGAGCTTGGAGAGGCGATGAAGAGCCTCTTTAAGTGGCGCGGAGTTAATCAAGATGAAGTTTCACTTGAGACTGGCATACCGATTACTTCACTCAGTCGAAAACTGAACAGCGGTGTTTTTAGGTATGAAGAGATGTGCTCGATAGCTTCAATCCTGAAAGTCCAGCTTTCAACGATCATTACCTTGGCCGAATGGATACACGGCGGAGGAGATTTTGAAAGGTTCGCTGTTGAGCATCTTTCTCCTTCTTCTCTTAATAAGTCTCCTGTATTGGAGGTAACAGCATGAAGATGCAGCTTGACCTCAACGGCCCTTCCCCTCCCCTGATCATTCACGGGCTGAAAACGCTGATTGAAGATGGAGACGTCGAAACATTGGAAATCACCGGGGACGGCCTATCCAATGCAACCGCGATTGGGAAACTCCTGAACATCGACCCGTCGATACTGGCTTCCAGCCAAGACGTGCCGCTGGTTATCGACCTGGACCACGGGAACGCGGCGTATGCCACCTTCGGCTGTGTACGGTTCCTTGATAACCAGCGACTGCTGGACTGGCTGGACATGATTCAAACCGGGGCGTTCAGGAACGTACCGGATATTGAACCGTCCACGGAAGTCCTGCCCCGTCTACGCCCGACAGAATCAAACCAGTGAACGAGTTCCGCAGGTTCGTCGCCCTGAACTTGACCAGAATGGCCTCACCGTCCGGAATCGTCTGATGTGGTCCACCTTCCACCACGAGGAACGGCTTAGACACCCCATCGAACGATTTGACGGCTTCCACGGTGAGCTGCTTTCCGCTCACGTTGACCAACCGCCATTCGCGACGACCGACCAGCACGGGCCTACTCCAATACTCCATATTCACCTCCTCTCCGAAAGAGAACACCATGAACACATCAAATCGTAGCCCAGCAGCCAACGAGGCGAAGAATGAAGCCCCTGAGATTTACAGCGGAAAGGTAGGAGTGGAGATCGTACCGGACATGCGCAAGCTCAGGAGCTTCGCCAAGGACTTCATCGCCCTCGTGGACAGTTACTGGCCGGAGAACCCCGGTGGAGTAGACGAACGCGAGCAAGCCTCGCAAGCATCATGGAAGACGCCTTGCCGCAACGTTCGTCTGATGATGGACCGATACGAATCGAAGAATCATGTACAAGACTAAGTCCAAGACCAATGAGCATGGGGAACATGTCTATGACTCCCCTGCTATCGGCAAGGTGATGTACGACCCGTTGGAGGCGGATGTCACGAAGACCTTTGAGGCCCACATTTTCAAAGGTGAGGCGCATCCGGGATACGTAAAGGTGACGGCACCGCTTTCCGTATGCGAAAAACTGACCCCGGAACAGGCCCGCGAGATAGCGAAAGCACTCAATGATCTGGCGGATAAGGCCGAATCCTTTCCGAAGGAACTTAACCCGATAGGCAGGTGGCGATATGAGTGACGGCAACTATTCGTATGTCTCGGATTCGTCGGAGCGTGTTGCCAACGAGCTGAACATTCTCAACACGTGGATGGCTCAGATCGTGGAAACCGGGCTTCCCCAAATCTCCGCGCAGTTGGCGGAAATCTGGGGAGAACAAGCCAAGCGTCGTGAGTCAGACTCCGAGTTTGTCCAGACGGTCGGAAAGCTCGCGCTGGTTGGCGGTGATAACGTCAATGGCCTTGGCTGTGGAGTCCATCGACGTTTTGATGTGTCTCAGCCAGGTCTCGGCGTTGTTGGAGGCGTTCAGGAAGCTCATGTCTCCCCTGATCTCCCGAGCCGCTTTTTGAAGCGCGTCGATGTCGGTCATTTTTCATTCTTCCTTTCGGGTTTGGCATGTGGTTTGGCGATTACAAGCCTAATCCGAAAGGGCCTTTAAACGATATTCACAAGAAAGAGAAAACAATGGTCAGCCAAAATCGTAACCTTTCCCAGAAGCTCGTGGTCGAGGAACGTCACACCCGTGAATACTTCACCGGCAACGTCACTGCCGAAGGTCTTATCAACGCGGAAATCGACACCGATTACGGTGCCCGCCCCCTCACTCCAAGTCAGGCGCGTTTCGCCGCCAAGGCCCTTGAAGACCTGGCCGACTGCGCCGACGAGAAGAACGAGGAATAACAAGTCCTGCCGCAGTGGGTCGTTTTTTATCCACCTATCGACTACAGGCAAATAAATACCATACTGCGATCTACTGCGGCAACCATCGGCCGGAACCCTTCGGGGTGTCTGGACACGCACCATCGTCACCGCACCATAGGACTCGTCATCCATCTCTCACGGTTGGTCAACATTGCAACACGGTGACGGCAAGGACGTTCTCGGTTCGAATCCGAGCCCGGCCACGCGGAAAGGACATGTCATGAACAGGAAAACGTATGGGGCTCACTGCTCCGGCTGGCAGCATTCACCCGATGAACGCCGGCACCGGCATGAGAACACGAAGACAATCACTTGTCTGACGTTGGCGGCGACAGGGTTCCTGATTCTCTCGCTGCAACCCTATGCGGGCCCGTGGAGTATTCTCGCAGGCTTCATGTGCTGTTCGCCCGTCATGCTCTCGTTTGCTCTGTCGAAAGGAACGCAAAAATGATCTGGTTCATACTCGCCGTAATACTCCTGCTCATCGGAGTCGGCATGATAGCCGTCGCACTCGCCAACGGTGGCGACGGAGCCGGTTTCGGCTTCATTCCCATCATCGTCGCCGCACTGTTGATGATTCCGGCATGCCTATACTCGCTGGACGTAGGCGAGGTGGCCGTCATCCGCAACATGGGCGGCTCCGTCGCCGGTCATGCGGAGAACGCGGGCTTCCATGCGAAGGCGCCGTGGCAGTCGGTCATCAAATACGATACGCGCAACAACCTCATCAACTTCTTCAAGGACACCGACTACAAGTACGACGGCGGCAGCGCGGAAGGCAAGGAGATCACGGTCAACGACCGTAGCGGTGCCAGCGCGAACATCGACATTCAGGTCAACTATTCGCTCGAACCGTCCGCCGCCGAAATGCTCTACTCGGAATACGGCAAGCAGACCACGTTCACGCAGAACTACATCGGCAACGACCTGCGCAGCGTGGCCCGTGAAACCTCCGGCAAGTTCGACACGATCACGATGCTCACCGACCGTGGCAAGTACACGAAGGCCGTGCAGGACGCGCTCACCTCGAAATGGAAGAGCATCGGCCTGACCGTCGAACAGGTGTCCGTGCAAGACATCCGCTACCCGAAGTCCATTACCGACAGCTACGCGCAAGCCCAAGCCGCCGAGGTCGCCAAGCAGAAGGCGAAGAACGAGCAGGAGACCGCGAAGGTCGAGGCCGAGACGAAGCGCATCAAGGCGCAGGGCGAGGCCGACGCGAACAAGGTTTTGAACGATTCCCTGACCGACAACGTGCTCCGGCAGCATTACATCGACGCTTTGAAGAACGCCGACCAGCTGATCGTCACACCCGAGGGCTCCAACACCCTCATCCAACCCAAATGATTCTTCCGGGCGGGGTTCTTTATTCCTTTACTTCCTCGTCCGGTGGCAGCCAAGCGCATGGTGCCGCACCTACGAAGCCTTCCAATGGTCATGGACTTCTCCAAGGTGCACCGGGTTCGACTCCCGGCTTGGCGCTCAGAAAAATTTAACCCCTTCGCGTCCTTGCGTCGGAAACCAATAAAAGGGTTTCGGACGTGTCAGCACCGGCGTAGAAGGACAACCAAATAATCAAGCCCAGTGGAGGGAAACAATCATGGAACTCACCCCATTCGACCGTATGGGACTACTCAACATGGAGGACGCCGACTGATGGCATCTGATTTCAACTCCATCGCCAAAGCCATCCGTTATCTCGGTGATTGCGTCCGTTATCTCGCGGACAAGTATGTGGCCGTGAACGATCGCGTGTACTCGGATTGGAACGAGGCCTCGAAGGTCGTGGGAGACGTTGGCCGTGACCATGTGGCCGATTATGCGGAGGCCTCTCACAAGCAGGGTAAGTCGCGTACTTGGCGTCACAGTCACCTGATGGAACGCGAGGAACAATTGTCCATGCAGTCGAGGGGTTCTCATGTTGACCCCGAATGATGTCCGGCATAGAAAGTTCCGCACGTATCGTTCCCTGCTTTACGGAGAGGTCTACGACGCGGAGGACGTTGACGATTTTCTCGACTCGGTGGCCGACACCATCAAGGTTTTAGGCAAGGAAGTACTCAAAGCAAGAAAGGAGTGGCAATGACCGTCGAGCAGATGGCCGATGACGATTACTTCGCGTTTGACGCGGTGGACCAGACCGCGTTGAAGAAGTATCTGGTCAGCCCGTTGGCGTATTCGCAGTATCTGACCGGCGAGCATTCGTCCTCCCCCCAGTTCGAGTTCGGGAAGGCGGCTCACAGTCTCATATTGGGCAGTGGCCCCGAGGTGCTGGTGAAACCGAACCTACGCACCAAGGAAGGCAAAGCTAGGTATGCGGAGACATTGAAACTGCATGAGGGCGAGGATATCGTATGGCTTTCCCCCGATGATGTGGAGAAGGTCGAGGCCATGCGGGACATGGTTGGAGATTTCTTCACGAAGCTGGATGGTCAGCCGGAGGTGGCGATGATCGCCGCCGACCCTGATACCGGATTGTTGATTAAGGGCAAGGCGGACTGGTTGCCGTCCACTCCCGACCCGGATGGTGTGCTGCGTATCCGTGATTACAAGACCACGGTGAAGTCGCCGGACGAGTTCGAGCGTTCCTGCTGGCAGTACGGGTATCACATTCAGGCCGCGTTCTACATGCGTCTCTACCGGTTGACGATGCCCGAATATAAGGGGCCGTTGGGTTTCGAGTTCGTCGTGCAGGAGAAGAACCCGCCGTTCGACTGGATGCGCTACGAGATTCAGGAGGATTCGCCCATCATCACCGAACTGGCGGAACCGAAGATAAACCACGCCTTGCAGGGCATCAGATGGTTCCGTGACAACACGGAGGACCCGTTGGAGGCCATGAGGGCCTACGGGTTGCCTAAATACCCGAAGGATGTCGTGTTCCCCGACTGGAAGCTGTTGGAGGAAGAGGAGGAGATTGAATCATGGCGGTAATTAAGAAGGACGCTCGGGGCGGTCGTGGCACGTATGCGACCCTGGCTCAGGTCGTGAACTATGTGGACGAGCAGGGGTTCGACCTGCAATGGCCGACCCAGTTGGTTGACGGACGCCTGTATGTGGATACGGCCGTCAGGAAGAAGGGCACGGACAAGTGGATTGCCAGTAATTGTCTTATCCCGGTCGAGGTGGGTGATTCGCGTGGCATGAGCGTCATGCAGGCCCTCGGTTCCGCATTGACGTATGCGCGACGCTACAGCACTTGCGGCGCGTTCGGACTGGCGACCACGGATGATGACGGTGAGACGAGCGGCTACAAAAAGCGTTCTGTCAAGGGTATGACCGACGAGCAGAAAACACAGATCGACCGGATTCTTGAAGACTGCAAGATTCCGGTGGGTCAGGAGAACGGTTTCATCGGCAATGTCCTGCAAACGCGGGTCGCTTATGGCACGTTGACCGAATATCAGGCGCAACGGTTCATCGACGCTTACCGACAGCACAACGACAAGGTTAAGGAGGCTCCTAGTGAGCAGTGAGATTGGTTTGAACGACGTGAAACCGGGCATGTGGGTTGAGTTTGATGATGCGGACGGGCATTATGCGGGCGAACTGCATGAGATGAAGAACCCGGAAAGCATGGTGGACGTTCTCATCATGAGTATGGACCATAAGCCGCCACTGTACATCGAGACCGAGGATGAAGGCAATCTCGTGGTTTTCTTGGATTTTGGCGATGGGTACAGTACCGGTTCCGCTCGGAACGTGCATGTGTACGAGTCGAAGCCCGAGACGGAATCCGTCAAGCAGGCTGAAGATGATGACAAGAAACCGTTCTGGAAAGGCAAGACCTGCGGGGAGCTGGAAGGGCTGCGTGTCAAGATAACGTGGAATAACGGCGACACGATGACCAGTACGCTCGACATGGTGGGAAACGTTGCTCATTGCGTCTCTCTTTCTCCCGCCATTCGTTCATCCTCGACTTTCGTCCCTTACTCCGGTATCAAGTCCATCGAACTGGTGGATGATGCTTTCCGTGAGCGTATCACCGATATCACGAAGGTTCGCCCCGGCGACAAAGTGGTGGTGAAGAACGGCAACGAGTACACGGTGAAGAAGACGGATTCTGACCGTGTGGGCGGACAGACCCTGTGCCTGAGTATCGGGGAGCTCGGCTTTCCGGACGGGTGGTGGGTGGATGACTCCTTTTTCCAATATGCGTACCGCGGACCGTACACGATGGATGACCTTCCGAAGGAGCCGGGCTTCTACAAGGCTCGCACCGAATCGGTGTGGAAGCATGACGGCAAACGTTGGATGCCGGTGCTCTCCCATGATGGCACCATCGCCCCCGCCTTCCCATGCCAGTCCCAATCCCGCAGCCAGTTCTTCAAGACCAGTGTCCGGGATGATCGTTTCCCGTTCACGAAGGTGGAGGCGAGCTTCGAGTGACTTTCACCCCGAGGCCGGGCTGCAAGTGCGCCAGATGCCTGTGGGCTCACGGGGACAAGATCACGCTCCCCCAATGCCCCACATGCGGTGCCGTTGATTGCGCCGGAGCCCAATCACACATGCTGGTCTGCAACAGGCGGGCCATGGAGAAACACAAGACGAACAATCACAGGAGGAATGCGTAATGGCCGGAGAACCAAGCATCGAGTTTACCGGATATGCGGGAGAGATCAAGGATTTTCAGGATTCCAGTATTCTCAACGTCAGCGTCCATCCGGGTTACACGGATAAGAACACGAACCAGTGGGTTGACAAGGAGCCTCAGTTCTATGGTGTGCGTCCCTTGTCGAATCAGGCGAAGGATGCTTTGAATCAGGTTCGCCAGTTGAAGTCCCAGCCGAACATGAGCGTGAAGGTTCTTGTGAACGGCAGCTTGTCCAAAAGAGTGTCGGAAAAGGATGGGAAACGGTATGAGAATTGGGATGTCGCGGCCCGCACCATTGCGGTGTTGAGCGCGAAACCCAAGGCCCAGCAGTCTGGTTTCCAACAGTCGCAACAGCAGTATCAGCAAGGATTCCAGCAGCCGCAACAGGGATTCCAGCAACCGCAACAGCAGTATCAGCAGCCTACGGACCCGTGGAGCCAACCCCAGGACGAATACGGAAATGGGCAGATCTAACCCGTCCCAACACGTCAAGGATTTGGTGGACGCACGCGACCAATACCGGTGCGTCCGCTGCGGCAAACCATTCCATTGGAGCGGTTTCAGCCGGCATCATCGCAGACTCCGGTCACACAAGTGGCCGGGACTGCATGAGGCGTCGAACCTCATCTTGGCGTGTGGGAGTGGCGATACGGGATGTCATGGGTGGATTCACGCCCATCCGCGTGAGGCCATGAGCTTGGGGTACATCGTGAGCGGTTTCAACGATCACCCCGAACTGGTGCCGATTCTCACCGCCCAACATGGTTGGGTGCTTCTGGACGATAAGGGAGGTTGGACGCGATGCGAACCGCCGAAGCAGTAAGCCTGTTGTTCATCCTGTTCTGCCGTGACCCGCAGTTTCGGCGGGCGTTGCACAAGCTCGACCCTGTGTTGTTCAGCAGGTTCACTAATGGGGAGGTGTGGCTGTGAACGTCGATGACATGACCGATGAGGAGTTCATCGACTATTGCCGGAACGGCGGCGAACTGTCCGGCCTGATAACTGAACGTCATCCGAAATGCGATTGGTGCGGTGGCATGTGCCGGGTCGGCAGGGATGGCATGTGCCGGAACTGTCGTATTAGGGAACGGCGGCGAACCGACCCCGAGTATGCGCAGCATCTGCGTGATCTGGCGAATCGGCGGAACGCTCGTAATCGTGAGAAACGCAATGAGTATGCACGCCGGTACCGGTTAAAGCATTTGGCTCAGGTTAGGGCTTCGGCTCGTAAGTATGCCGCCGCCCATCAGCGTGAGATGGCTGAATACCATCGCCGTTGGATGTTGGAGCATCCCGAGAAACCCGCCCAGTATAAGGCGAATCTGAAACGTAAACGACAACTAGCCAAGGAGGCTATCAATGAGTGAGAAACCATTCTGGGAAGGCAAGACCTGCAAGGAGATGGCCGGACTACATATCAAGGTCACGTTCAAGAACGGGGACGTAGCAACCGGCGTAGCTGACAAAAACGGCGATATTAAGAGCGCTTACGTTCTCACCCTAGGAATGGGCGATGACCTGTTCGTCCCGGAAGCCGACATCGAGTCTATCGAATTGGTGGATGACCCCGAGTACGAGCGTATCGATGACATTCACGATGTTTGCACGGGCGATATTTTCGTCGCGACGAACGGCAATAGATTCTCCGTTGTCGCTGTCGATGATGATGACGAAACAGACTGCACCCTTGCAGTCATGGTACAGGCAGAGATTCCCGACTTCCACGATTGGATGTTTAATTCAAACTTCGCCTACGCATTGCGTCGGAAGCCGAAGCTGCCCAACCATGACGGATTGTGGTTAGACAAGGACGATAACACGTGGACGATGCGTGATGGCAGCGTGCAGCTGACATGCATCGGCGCTGATGACTGGTGTTTCACGCGCGCGTGGTTCTCGCCGGATAGCGTACAGGTTCTAAACGCGGCCCCGTTCCGTCCGGCCAAGGTGGTGGAAGCGTGAGCAATCGTATCGTGAAATTGCCCTCGGTTGAATCTTTCGGCCGTCTCACGCCCGACAAGTGGCTGTTGTTGAAGACGCTTGAGGAGGCGGCGGAGATGGTGGAGGCCGGGAAACAATACCTGAAAGCCAACGACCCGACAGACCCGAGCGGCATTGGCCTGGAGTTCGATGACCATGCGAACTGCCTCGCCTGCTTCGGGGTGAACGTGGGCGGCGAGCTCGGCGATGACCGGGACAAGGCGAAAGCCGGATGGATAGGTTACGTGCACGACCAGCGCCGCCAAGCCATGCTCGGTGAACTGGCTGACGTGTTGCAGACGGTCGGCAACCTGATCGCCGCGTTCGGTATCACCGACGAAGAAGTGGCACAGGCGATGGACGACTGTCTGGAACGCAATCAGGAACGAGGTCGACTGTGAGCATCATCAGCAGTGAGGCGAAGTGGGCTGTCCTCCAACGAGTTGTCCGTCTATCCCCCGAGGAAATACGTGGCACGACCAAGGGCAAGGAATACGAGGCCGGTTTTATCGCCGGAGCCACGCGCCGGCCCACGAACGAGGAAATCGTAGCCGGGGCGAAAGCGTTCTACGAGGCGTTGAAGCCCGACTCTTACCCTCAATGGGATTCTGACTGCGCGTTGAGGGCCGAATACTACGACGCCATGCGACTCGCAGTCAAGGCAATACAAGGAAAGGCAACGGAAGAATGAATCTTTTAGGTGAAACCAAGAGTGCGATATCACGAAGCGGGCATTCGACCGATGACGTTCGATTCGTCGGCTCCCGCGACGAGAAGCTGGGAATTCCGTGGAGTCAGGCCGAACCGGTGCTTGACATCGATTACGACGACGACTACGGCTCTCAGGAGATAGCCGCCGATCTGGTCGTGGTGTTCACGGATGGCGGGTTCCTGCGCCGCGAGGAATACGACGGCAGCGAATGGTGGGAGTACGAGCCACCGTTCAGAGTCCCGGAGACGCAGAAGCCGTTCAAACTCGTGAAGGCGCTCAGCTATTACACACAGTTGCTTGTGGACATCAATTACCCGATGAAGGCAACGGAGGAATGAGCGACATGAGGAGCTTCATCAAGGTTAGCCATGAACGTTTCACTTTGATTCTGCGCAAGGGGATGCTCCCGTTCCACTGGATTGCGGAATCCCGCGTCTACCCGGACAAAGGTTATGTCACGGCGGTGCGGGAGCGCACCAACTACGGCGCTGTATGGGCATTGAGCAGTAGTGGCGCTCTCGATCAGGTCATGCCCTCGATCTGGGAGGACATCAAATGGTTGGACGAAAGGATGGACTGATGCGTTTTCACAAAATTAGCCCGTGTCCCAAATGCGGGGGCAAGGTCAAGGCGAAATGGGAGGAGCAGCATTATCTGTCCGCTTTGGTCTTCCGGTGCGGCGGATGCAGGTATAAGCCGTATGCTCTCGCGTTGAAGTCGAAGCCCGCAGTGGAGTGGGAGTGGCCGAAAGACATGATGCTCGCCGCCGCCATCCGTCGTTGGAATGCGATGTGCAACGGGGACAAGCGTTATCGGTTGATCTACGAGAGTCTGGGAGGCGGACAATGAGCGGACACGACGAAACAATTCATCCAGACTATATTCCCGAGGATTTCAGGGAACTGCTGCGCATGGCTTGCGATTCCGTCTGGGAACAAGGCGAGTTGTACAGCGAAGACCTGTTGCTGGCGGCTTTCAAACCCGCCATAGACGAACACGACCGGCAGATAGCCGAACAGGCATGGGAGAACGGATATATCCAAGCCCTCAAGAACATGAACCCCATGCCCGGCGAGGAACCGCCCGAATACACGCCAAACCCATATCGAAAGGAGAACGCATGAACGAGATTCAGCTTACAGACCATTTGGTTGCGCATATCGGCGCGGAAGGCACCTGCGGCCGTTATCGAGCCAAAATCTACGAGGACGGCGACTTCAGAGACTTCCTGTACGCCATGAGCCTCAAACGTCTCAAGCGCAAGTGCGAGAGGTACGCGAAGCGTGAACGCAAGGCCATCGCATATGTCGCCACGCTCAAGGAGGAATCATGAGCGTAAGTAGTCTCAAAACGCGAAGAAGGAATCGAAATGAGTGACAAGGATATGGTCACGGTTTACGAACGACGTGACGGCAGCAAACCCGGATTATGGTCCGTGTACTGGTATTTGGGGTGGGACGTGTTTTTCTCGTTCTCCCTCGCGGTGGGCATCACGTCAAAGAATACGATGATGGCCATTGTTCAAGCGTTTTGTCTGCTGGTTTTTCTTGGACTCACCGTCTGGCAGTTGAACCATCTGACTTGGAGCATCACCGACTATCGGGTGCGTATCAGCTCTAATTTGGAGAAGGGGGCTCATGTTGAGCAAAGCGAAAAGTAAAGCATGGCAACTGCTCATTGAAGACTCGAACCGTCCGGCAGAGGAGATTCGCTTGGCTACCGGACTTCGGGTTGGTGTGATCGAGCAGATGCGCGGGGACGTGCAAAAACGATTACGAGATAACCCGGAGTTCTGATTATGCGTCCGAGTTATCTGCCCGTCCAGTATGAGCATTGCCCGTACTGCGGAGGAATCTTGAACGTATTCGGGGACTGCGTGGACTGCCAGTTTCACGATGACCCGACTGAATGGTGGATGGACGAATGAGCCGACAGAAAGCCAAAGGCACACTGCTTGAATCCAAGGTGGTCAACTATTTGCGCGCCCGGTTGGGTGACAGCGAGCAGACGATACACCGTGAAGTGTTGCATGGGACGAAAGACCAGGGCGATATCACCGGTCTGCGTATCCACGGCCAGCCGGTCGTATTGGAGTGTAAAAACTACAGCACCTATACGGGGAGACTCAAGGAGTGGATGCAGGAGGGCCGTACCGAGGCGGGTAACGCTGACGCACCTTACTGGTTCGTCGTGTTCAAACAGAAGGGTCTCGGCTTGAACACGTTGTCAAGCATGGACAACCAGCCCGTGCTCACCGACTTAAAGACCCTCGCATTGATAGCAGGACATGGAATCATCGAAGGAGACGAAGAATGAGCTACGACCTGTATGTGGTACGCCGGGATATTCCCGAGAACTTCTGGGATTACGGGTACGACCCTGACTATGACTATGGCTGCTACTTCAACTACACGTACAATCTCGGCCCGTTCTTCGCCGCCTATCATGTTCGCCCGTCAACCGACTTGGACGGCAAGACCGGTAGGGAATGCGCCGAAATCATAGGGCACGCCCTCATGCGCATCTACCTTCAGCCGTTGCATGAGCTGCGTTCCGAATACAATCCGCGCGACGAGAACGGCGAGTTGGTTGATTGGGGCAGTGTGGACGGCGCAATCAAATGGTTGGAACGTGTCCAAGACTATTGCCGGGAACACCCGGATTACGTGGTCAGGGAACGCTCCTGATGGGAAACAGTCACAACACGACATCCACCGAATGCATCGACTGCGGGCGTATCCGGCCACGTAACCAGATGTGCAGCGGGCCCCGTTGCCGCAACTGCCATATCAAGGCCGACCCCATACGGTTGGCGAAGCATAGAGCCGGAAGCGCGAAATAGGCAAGGGAGCATAAAACCAAACGCACTCCCCCATTGCCCATCCAAGAGGGCGGCATGGTTTTCGCCGGCCACCCCATCGACATCGATGACCCGTATCTGCGCGAATTCATCGAAAAGGCAAGGAGAACATGATGGAAGATAGGAAACTCGTTGATTTCGCCCATTGGCTGAACGATCATCCGGGCGAATGGAATCTTTGGCCGTATCTCATTCCGATACAGGCCGACCGCAGGGATACGGCCGCATCGATGAGGCTTGTCATGGAACGCATCAAAAACCATCAGTACGACGAGTTCCGCGTGGACACCGTATTGCTCGAATACGAACTATTCAACGGTTTCATGGGCTTCGATAAGGGCAGCGTGCATGAAAACGGTCTCGCGTTGAAGATGAGGCTCAAAGCATGACCGCGCGTGGAGATGACCGCAAACTCATGCATTGGATAGCCTCGCACGGCTACACGGTGGTACGCGCCGGCAGCGGCCACTGGAAGATATTCGATGACGGCGTGCTGCTCACGGCGACGAGCGGCACGCCCTCGGACTGGCGAAGCCGCCACAACTTCATACAGGATCTAAGGAGACAATCATGTTCAATCCATTAACAAGGATACGGCACCGTTGCCCCTTCTGCGGAACTACCCCGTTCATATTCGAATGGGAAGGCCGCTACATGTATTACTGTGCTGTCCACTTGAACGGCCCCTATGCCGACACGAGGGAGGAAGCGTGGGATAAGTGGTGCGGAACGGTTGAGAACATTTGGGAAAGGGACAGGAAATGACCTGGATCATACGAAATTCTGGAAGGCAGTAGCCGAGAACCGCAGTGAGAACGCGGTCGCTGCCCTCGAAACCATGATTGAGGAGACGGAATGAGTCTGGTGAGTTTAGATTTCAGGAAAGTGGTATAACGATGGCCCGCAAAGGATACATCCAGCTTGTCAACGGCTTCTACATGAATCGCAAGGTGCGAAAACTCAGGCACACATGCCCGAGCGCGATAGGCGCGTTCACGATGATGCTTACCTTCTGCGGAGATAATCTTTCAGACGGTCATATCAGTGAAGATGATGCGCTTTACGTGCTGGATATCACCGATTCAGAACTTGAAGCACTATGCAATGTCGGCATGATCGAACCGGACGGGAACAACGGGTACTACATTCACGATTATCTTATGCATAATCGTAGTCGCGAACAGGTGCAAAAGAAGCGCGAAAGCAATGCTGAAAATTACCAAAAAAATAAGAACGAGGTGAAAACCTCCGATTCAGATGCGATTCAGCCGTCTGAAAGTCATCTGAATCGGGACAAACACCAGAACACCAGAACACCAGAACACCAGAATGAATTATCTAAAGATAATTCAACTCCCCCTACCCCCTCAAAGCCTGACTTCGATGGACTGCTCGACAGTCTTGAGCGTATTTACCCGACGAACAGGTTCGACGGGAAGACCTCTCAGGCTCGAATGCAGTTGGAAATCGAATGGCCCAAGATCGTGAAAGCCGCCGGCGAGGCTGACCCGTGCGAGTTTCTTGAAGCCAAAACCCGAGCGTATGTCGGGGCCACCGAGGAACGGTTCGTGAAGACGTTCAGCCGGTTCATCGGCGGGGAACTGTACGCACGCAACTGGGAGAAACCCAAACCGGAGACCCCAAGGGCCCGGCAAGTCCAGCCGGTCAAGTCCCGCAGCCAGCAGAATCTCGAAGCGAACATGGCGAAAACCTGGCAGTACATGACCGAGGAGGAGCGTGCCCGATACTCGCAGGGAGGTCTCAATGCTCAGCAAGGGTGAGGCGGCGGCGTTGTTGTCGCTGATTAACGCGCATCACGGCAACGCTCAGTGGGATGATGTTCAGCTTGACGCTTTTTATTCGGAACTGCGTTCGGATATCACGGCGGTAGAGGCGCGTGAGGCCGTTCGACGCTTCTACGCGGTCAACAGCACGGGTCGCTGGTGTGGTTCCGGCGACATCAACGGCATCGTCCGCAAACTGCGCAACGGTGCGAAACCGTCCGAAGCGCAGATAGGCCGGGAGTGCGAACGTCTGGGACTAGTGGAAGATCAGGCGTGGTTGTATCGCCGGCAGCGCATGATGGGCCGTTCCCCGGACGAGTCTCGACAGGTGGCGTTGGCCGCGCGTGACCCGCTGCGCTTGCCGCCCGCGAAACCCAAGCGCAGGCGTGAGTCCAGTGATTTCAATCCGGGTTTGGGCGTGACATTGGACGAGGTTCTGGCGACACGCCGTCCGGCTGAACAATGACCGGTTTGATGGCATAATTAAGAGTTGCTGACACGTCCGAGACCTTCAAAAAAACCGAAGGTCAAGGTCACTATTGTCTTTTTCCACTGAAAACACGAGGCTCTGCCGCTACCACGGTTGCTGGCGGGATATCGTCACCGACGCGCCGTCACCGCTTATCGGACATGGCGTCGAACCGAATCTGAATCTCCTGTGCGACAAGCACGCCAGCCAGTTGACCGGCGACCTGCGATGGTTGGACCGCAGTCTGCCCGACCTGTGCGAGTATCGCATCAACCGCGCCTACGGGCACAAGAACGGTGGCGGCGGTCAATCCGGCACCGCTCCCGCACCGTTACGCGAGGCCCTGCATGATCTGCTGTACGCGGACGATGACCACGGTTATCCGGGGTTGCAAGGCACGTTGTACGAGTGGATGCGCAGTCTGAAAATCAATCTGCCCGAGTCCACGCCGCTATCGGACATGGTTTACCGTATCGCCAATCATCCGAAACTCATGGAGCATTCCAGCACGCCCGTGTACGCGGAACTGGTGCACAGTCTGACACGCAAGCTGCGTCGTTTTCTCACGGACGATGACGGGGAAACCGTACTGTACGGCTCATGCCCCGCCGACAAGTGCTTGGGCCAGCTCTCCGGCTACGCGGACGCGGAGACGGCGAAATGCCCGAAATGCGGTTTCAGTATGCCGGTCGCCCTCATCAGGGCGGAACGGGTGAAACGTCTCCTCCAATCGGAGGCGGTGAGAACCCGTGGCGAACTGTTGGACATCATCAAGGCGTGCGGAATGCGCGTGAACCGCAGCACTTTGCGTAGTTGGATACATCGAGGCCAGTTGCCCCAGCAGGGCGAGGATGCGTACAGCAATCCGCTCTACAGGTTCAGTGACTTCTACCGTCTCGCGTCCGGCCTGTCGGAGAACGCGGACGTGTGGGAGATCATGCAGGTTTCGCAAAACCAATCCAAGGAAGGAGACGACAAGTGAGCAATCAGATTCAACCATTCGACTTCAACGGCATTCAGGTGCGTGTCCTAACCGACGAACACGGCAACCCGTGGTTCCTTGGAGCGGACGTATGCGCCATTCTCGGTACGGCCACCAACCATATTCGGGAATACCTCGATGCCGATGAAATCACCAATATCCGTAGTACGGATATTGCTCAGAACGGCGGCAAGGCACCCGTTTTCGTGTCCGAGTCCGGCTTGTACTCCCTCGTGTTACGCAGCCGCAAGCCCGAAGCCCGCGAGTTCAAACGCTGGGTGACGCATGAGGTGCTGCCATCGATTCGCAAACATGGCGCGTACATGACCGAATCGACTTTGGAAAAGGCAGTCACCGAACCCGACTTCCTTATCCGACTTGCCACACAAATCAAACAGGAGCGGGCGGAAAAGGAGAAGGCCCAAGCACAGGTCGAACGGATGCGTCCCAAAGCGTTGTTCGCTGACGCTGTGGAAACCTCGAAGACCAGCATCCTCGTGGGCGACTTGGCGAAAGTCCTGAAAGGCAATGGCGTGGATATTGGCGGCACGCGCTTGTTCGCGTGGCTGAGGGACAACGGATGGCTGATGAAAACCGGCAGCTCTCGCAACATGCCCACGCAGAAATCTATGGAATTGGGATTGTTCGAGATCAAGGAAACCACCGTGGTTCACTCGGACGGTCACACGACCATCAACAAGACACCGAAAGTCACGGGCAAAGGTCAGACGTTCTTCGTCAACAAGTTCCTCGGACACAGGGAGATTACTCAATGAGCATCAATCTTGGCATCACGGAAGTGGAATTAAGCTTGTATTCCAAGGCGCTTCAACTAGCCACGTTCACCGTGGAAGTCCCGGTGGTGTGCGAACTGGAACCGGACAGCGTGTGCATAGGCGACGACATGCAGCCACGCGCGCACGTGACAGTGACGCTGCCGCCCGACGGTTCCGTCGAAAAGGCCGTTAAAGCCGGTGTCGAAGCGTTTCAGAAGGCGTTCAACGAGTCGATGGAATTGAGGGGCATGTGAACTGGCTGAAACGACTGCTGCACTTGGAGGAGCCGAAACCGGTCGAAAAACCGGAACCTGAGCCACCGGTATTGGAATTATGCCCTATCTGCGGGCGCAGACCCAAACCGAAGTATGTAGTACGCGACATCACTCTTGACCGCCACTACTATCTGGAAAAAGCCGTGTGGCAGCTCTCGGAGTGGTGCGATCACGCCGCAATCATCAGCTCGTTCGCCCCGTTATTTGAAGACGAGGACGTTCAGAAGTGGAATACCGGTTGCAGACGGTTGAAGGCAGTGGTTGACGAGCCGGTTCCCGAATGCCCCGCCTGCGGGGAGAAACCCGTCGTGCAAACGGACTCGGAGTCGGACATCCCCCAGCTTGTCTGCTCATGCAACGAACTGTTGGGCAACGATGGGATAACCAACGTCTATCAGCGCAAACACGAGTGGATACGTCGTTGCGTGGCGTTGAAACGCAAGCAGGACAACGTGAGTGAAATGGAACAACTGATCGGAGAAACACAATGAACGGACATTATTCGGTTATCACGAATTTCGGCTGTCATTGGACATGCCCCTACTGCATCGTAAGGAAATCCGGATTGAACGTGCCGGTGACGGACATGCAGGCCACGCTGCGGACCATCAGCCGTGAAAGCGAACGCCACCCCATGAGGTTCCTGAGCTTCAGCGGCGGCGGAGACCCCCCTGTTCCCCATGCGCGAGCCGGAAGCGTCGAAACGTGTCGCCTTCTACCGGGAGGCGATACGCAGGGCCGGAGACTGGCTCACGGAAACCGAGATGCACACCAGCTACTTCCAATGCGGACGCAACGTGGCTCAAGTCATGCAGCAGGTCAGGTTCAGCCGCGTGGTGTATCACATGCGCCCCACGAGCTTGTCCGATGACGTGGCGTTGGCATTGCCCCGCAAATGGTTCGACGGTCAGAAGGTGCGTGTCGTGTACGTGGTCACTCCCGATTTCACGCCGGAGCGTATCGACCGGATAGCCGGTCTCGTGGCCGATAGCAACGTGGTTGATGAACTGTCGTTCAGGCAGAAGGTCAACCCCGACAACACTATCGACCACACGTGCGAGGAGTATTTGAAGGCCGGCCATCAAAACCGCTGGTGGTACATCCAACAGGATGATTACAACACGTATGTCGTGAACGACCGGCTTTACACACGATTCAGCGATATCGGCAAGGAGGACCACAGGTGAGCAAGAAGATTCGCGTCGGCTGGGATGACCTGAAGCCCGGCGATTTGATTCACGTCAAAGGCAGCACGAACACATACAGGTTCAAGTCCCGCACTGATTGGCATTCCATGATTAAGGTCGAGGGAGACGGAGTTGGTGTCTCAGCCACATGGAAGCTGGGAGTTTCGGTGTTTCTCGTTGTCTATGAGGAGGATTTCGCCTACGCCACTCGTCCCGCACCTAAGAAGAAGCCGCGTCCGAGTATCGTGGAACCGATACTGCCGGGCGAATACTGGGCGCGCATCCGCTTTGGGTCACAAACCGGTTGGGGACGGATCATCAAACGGTATGCTCCCCGCAGTGATAATTGGCTGTTCGGACACGATGACAAGGCACCGTATCAAACATCTTGGTGCGGGACCCTGGCGGGTCTTCATCCGTGGATGACATGGGAGGAATTGTTGGAGGTCAATAAGCAGACTCCGATTCTGGAACTGTTGTCTGCTGAGGAATACTACACGAGAAAAGCCAAGGGGGAACTGTGAAGCGTGACATGGACTTGGTACGCAATATTTTCACGGGTGTCCTATCCGACGTTCCACCCGACTTCATACCAGTGGGAACGATCATTGATGAACCGGATACCCCCAGAGAGGATACGCCTATCAAAACGTATGACAGCGTGGAGTCCATCGCCACAGTCAAGGTGGATAAGACCACGCTCGCCAGAATCATGCCGGTTAGAATCTCCATTGACGAGCTGCATGATTTTCTCCAAAAGGTTCCGACCGACGCGGTATGGGAAGTCCAATGGAACGAGGAATGCACGAATCATTACCTGATCGCGGAAAACGACAACGGTAGTCTCACATTCACACCTGTGGAAGGCCCGGTTACAAGCGGATATAAGCTGGTATTCGACTTTCCGTTGAAGTAGTCGGTCAAGCATGAGAATGCCGCCCTAGTGTGCTTCCTTGAGAGGCAGTGGCGGCTTCTAACAGTCTCAATATAAAAACCCGTGGAACGACTCTATTCCGAGTGTTCCACGGGTTTTCTTGTATAATCGGGCCCACGTTTATGGTTATCAGTTATCAGTATCGCCATTCTATAACAGATAATCGATTATCTGTTATCGTCTTAACGATTCCGCCACGGTTCGGCTAGCCTCGTTGGTGACGGCCAGACGGTTCATGTCGTAGCGGTCAAGCATCTCGCGCGTGCTCCAGCCGCATTTTTTTACTCGTGGTAACCGCCCGTCAATTAGCACCGGACACGCACTAGTTCCAATCGACTGGGGCAAGCACCCGTAGGGTTTCGTCATTGTTGACGATCTCCCACAATCTCGCCATGTCATCGGCCTTGATCTGCGGGTAATCATCATTCCTGTCATAAACGATGTCGAAACCGTCCAATCCGGTGAGATAATCCTTGATATTGACCAAGCCTTTATCCTCAGCCTTATCGATGGTGCCGGTGGAAACGAGCGCGTCACCGAACGGGGAGAGTCGGGGGACGCCATGCCCCGAATACGTCCAATTGCCGATAATCACGTCATTGTTGGGGAATACGATGATTCCGCTCTCATTGTTGGTTGCGTCGAAAAGCGTGTCAAAGTCAGTCATGGTAGCTCCTTGGGTATGGTTGCAAAACGTCCCGAACGATATGCTCGGGACGCACTGATGGTAAGAATGTTTCAATCCACGCCCGGAAACCGGGTGACAACACGGCATTGAACGCCGGTAATGGTCAAGTCTAGCACTTTTTAGCGTCGGCGTACCGGCTCGGCACGGTCGTGGAATCGCCCCACTCGTCCATTGACTCAGAAGTCAGCTCCCACAAGCGTTCGACCTTGAGCTTCCCGTCCTGGAACAGCGTGTCCGCGTAATCTCGGAGTTCGTCAGCGTCGCTTGCGGACAATCCGGCGCGGCCGCAAGCCTCCATCACATCGTCCATCATGGTTGCGTCGCCTTTATGAGCCTGATACCACGTGACGATACGCTCGAAATAGTCGAGCGGAAGCGCCGAAGCGTTAGAGTTAACCTCGAAATCTGACCTCATGGCCGCGTACAGGTTTCGACCCAGCTCCTTGAGTTCCCTGACGCTCTGAGAAACGTGAGTAGGCATGATATTCCTCCTGAAAAATGTTCGGGCACGACAGTCGCCGTGCCCCTTGTGTTTTGGTTTGCTAATTCCCAGAAGGTCACAAGATAGTCCTATGGCCTTCAGTGTATCAAGATTTCTCGTATTCCTTGCACAGATCGGCGGCGAACTTGCTGAGATTATCCGGGTCAAGCTCATAGTTTTCGCCGGCCTCCCCTGCTTCGTCGTAATATTTCAAGACTTCGCGTAGCGCGTTCTCCATACGTTTCGCGTGCTGCCACCGACGCAACGAGTTCATGGCATGGTCTAATGCCGGGTCATTCGTTTCACTCATTTGATTACCTCGTTTCCGTTGAACCAGTAGCCGTTCTCAAAATCCTGATTGCTTCGCCATTCCTTGTAGTCGAGAACGGCACGAAGATTAGTATCGTCTCGACGGGTCAGTTTCCGTTTCACCGCGTCGATAACATCCTTGAACCATTGCCGGCGCAGCTTCCACCACGTCATACGCTCGTAACGCGCTCGATAATCGGCCGTGTAGCCGAGGAACTTGTAATAATCGTTCATTTGACAATCTCCTGATTCCAGTCCAGCATGTCGCCGGTCAGCCATTCGCCGCCACTCGAAACACGCGCGTACAACCACGCTTTATAGCCGATTCGAGCCGCCTTATCGTGTTCCAGCCATGCTTTCAGCCACGTGAAACGTAGTTTCCAGCCGGGTATGCGTCGCCACAACTCCTTGTTGACGGCGGGGTCGAAACGCTCATAACGGTAGATTGCGGTAATCAATTCGCCCACTTTCTCTTGACATGAGAGCCGTCCTCGTAATCGGCGCTGACCATATCGTTGTCCAGTTCGTCAATGTCCAACAGGTCTCCAACGCCGTTTTCGTCAACCCAGTCGCTCAACTGGTTGAACGTCAAGCCTTTCGGCGCGGTGACGTGACGCTTCTCGATCTGCGTCACGCGCTGGTAAATCGTGTAGACTTCGGTTTCTTCATCCATGATGGAAACTCCCTTGTTATTGTCCGGTAAAACGATTAACGGGATAATAGACAGCTCTAAAGTCCCGTCTAAATGCTGATTTATGTGAAAACCGCACCATAGAAAGCCCTATGATGCGGTTCTAAATGATGGTTTCTATAAGAATGACCCCATAGAACAAGTCCATGAGGCCATGAAAACGATAACGGCTATACGCTCCGCCTGTATGGTGGAATGTCCAATGTGGCTTTCAACCCGTCGTTAACATGCTCCGCGTCCCTCAACGAGAGTCGTCCGAACCATTGCAGCAGTTCGCTCCTGTTGAAGTAGAAGCGTTGCGAACAGCGCACGAGCGACGGCTTCAACAGCCCCTCGGCCTTCCAGTCGAGCAGCGGCACGTCACCGGCCTCATCCCAATCAGTGTTGCCGGTTATCTTCGCCACGATACCCGACACCAGATCGCCGTCAACCTCGGTGATAACCACCGGACGCGGCTTCCCGATACCGGGATGGTCGGGAAACTCGACCCACATCAGCCACACGTCATACAGGCGCGGTTCACTTGGCGTACTGGTCATAGACATCATCCTCCGAATCATCCCAATCGGCGGGCAGTATCACATGGCCCTTCTCCGAACGCTCGAACATGTATGCATTGTGAACAGGCGGCACCGGATAACCGTCCGGCGTGTGCCGCGTCGGCCTGAACGGCAACCCGTTGTCCACCAGAGACTGGCGTAGGAACATGTTGACGGCGGTGCTCAGGCTCATGCCCATGGAATCGTAGAGCGCGGCGGCGCGCGCCTTGACGTCATCATCGACATTGGCTACCAGCTTACCCATAACAACCTCCTTAACGGTTAACAGATGGTATCAATCATATACCATATTGGGTTAGGAATGAGATATGAGTTTTCACCAGTAGATTCTGATTTCAGCGTCACTGCCAACCCAATTGTCAGGCAAAGCGGGGAACACTTCGCGCCACTCGGGTGTGAGACCATCCCGAAACTCGTCGTAATCATCCAACGAGAAATAGTCGCATTCATCGTAGCCATCGTCATGGCTGACACCTGATTCCAGCGCGTCCAGCATGTCAACCATATCCGAAGTGGCATTCGGATACAGCCACGTATGCACGGTATCCTCATGCCTCCAGCCTTTCAGCGGCGTCGAATTGCCATAAACGGTGAGCTTGATTGAAGCGCTCATAATAATCTCCTAAAGAAATATTGATTTGGCTTGTAGCAAAAAATGGGTTGCCGCCCAGCGGAAGTGAGGAAAAAGCTGGACGGCAAGAACTTAGAACAGCGGCAAAGCAAACCGCTTGTCGGGCAGATCGGTGGCGTTCAACGCCGCCAAAATCAGATCAGACGTGTGAAGCGGAATGTTGGCGCGCACCGCCGCGATATTATCCGGCGTGTACACGGCCCCCGACGACTCCATAACCTCACGAATCTTACTCGTAGGTATCTTGACTTCCATCAATCCACCCCCAGCAAATCATCGATAAGCATGACGATAGCCGTCTGATAACGCTGATACGTGGTGGAATAACCGCAGTCGTAGACCTCACGCGCTCTCTTATCTAGCAAGCCCAACGAGAAACCACTATCGGCTATCAAACGTTCCATCTCATCATTGTCAGGCGGCATGGAAGGCATACACGCGACGCCTTCCAAGGTGTTCACCGCGCGCATACGCAAGTCATCGATGAAGCCACTCCGGTAATCGAAAACGGCGGATAAGTCACGTTCGTTCTCGTCAGCCATCTCACGCGCGGACTTCAACAACAGTCGCGCGGCCTTTTCTTTAAGCTCACTCATAATAAAGCCTTTAAAATCGAATCGGAAAGGTTTGAAAGCGGCACGCAATTATGGCGGCGCGCCAACGCCATCAGGTCAGGCCGCGAAACCCAGCGACTTAACGTACTCGGCTACAGCAGTTTCAAGCGTCGCGTCACTCCCCCGCTCATACCGGGCACGATAGGCGACAACACATTTGCCGTTAGCGCTAGCCACGTAGGCCACCTTGCGGCCTTTGGACGTGCGAAAATAGCGGATATGGCCCATGCCTTGCAATGCGGGGCATTCCTTGGCGGTCATGAGGTCGGGCATTGTCGCGTATGTGACTGCCTTGTTGTTGACCTTGGGCGGCACTTCGGGTATCTCTTGAGTGATCGGGGCCGGTTCATCGTCCAGAAACTCGTCCTCACCAGCCCACTTGCTTTCATCTTCAACCTCGGTAGGCGGCAGATGACGCACCATACCTTGCTTAGGCCAATGGTCAATAGTCGTAAACCGTTCATCCTCGCATGTCCAACGGGACTCAAAATCAGCCACCGTGATACCGGAAACGCTTTTAGCATCCATCCCCGTCAGCACGGGAACCGTGAACCCGTAAGCCTTACGCTCATTGTCAGGCACCAGAAACCAGCCATGTTCAAGGTCGGACTGGCTTGCTTTCATACCATCCAATAGTTCGGCGTATTTCTTCTCACCCTTGGCCTGAACATTCCAAGACGTGCCAGCGGACGTTTCCGACAATCGCCAGATACGCTTCAGCCGGGCGTTTACATACCGCACGTCATACTTACTATTGTCCTTACGCAAGCGTACCCACATGCCGCTCACGGCATTCACGTTACGCGACGGGTCATTAGCCAGCTTCTTCATTTTGTTTACCTCATTTCAAAAAATCGATTGTCAGATTTGCACGCCACGGTGATAGGCGTAATCGCCATACACGCAAGTGGCGGTATCATCAACGCCGTAAGGCGTGGAACATTGGGGCGTAGGCTGGATAACGCCTAACGTCCTAAGCAAGAGAAAGGCCGTCACAAGGACGGCCACAAACAGAACACGACGGACTTTCATCAGCCCTCAGCTCCAACGTCGCAAACACAGTCGGCTGACCATCCAGCCCCGCATTCATCACACTCAACCTCGGTGAAATAGCAACCGGTACCGTCATCTTCATCAAGGACTTCATTGCATAAGGCGTTAAGCCCCGGTAAGCCGTCTTCATTATAAGTGCGGCAAACCTCACGAACGTTGTACCCGTTGTTGACCCAAAGCATGTACGCGGTAGCCATGTAGAAAGGTCGGTTTCGGAACACCTTATTCCAGTCCTCCTCACTAACCCAGTCGCCGTTTGGGCTATCCCACAAGTGGTAGATACCCCACCAGTCAGTGTCATGGTTGGCCGCGTGTTTTTTCAATTCCGCGTCAACTTTCCAGCACATCGCTTCAATCTCGATATCGCTAAGCATGATGATTTCCTTAAAACAGCGGGGCACAGCTCCCATGCCATGCCCCGAAACGATTGATTTAACGATGGACTCGCACAAAGTAGCCGCGTCCCCAGTGGTCGATCACGGCAATCACTCCGCGTAATATGCGGCCGGGTTATTCTGCATGTCAACACGCCGCCATGCCCTGACCAGTTCAACAATGGGCGCATACCGTTCGACAGCCGACCGACTACCGTCATACCGGACGGCCATATCATTATCGCAACCGATAACAGTGCCCGCCATGATATGACGCGCCTCTTTCGACGTGATGGCCTCACAATGCCAATTGCCATCAAACACGTCGTCGGCAACCCAAGCGTCACGCTCAGCCCTCGACTCGAACACGTAGAGCTCACCCGGCCATGACCCGTCATCCCATGTCGCGCCGATACCATAAGCCCAGCGGAAAGCGTAGAAGTAGCGTGCCATCATGCCACCGCCTTAAACTCATGCGATTGGATGAAATCGTTGCGGCTGCAGACGTTCTCAGGCGGGAAAAAATTACTCGGCCAGAACGTGAATGCACCGTCCTTGAAGTAGCCTCCTTCAATCCACTCGAAACGCTTACGCCGGACACGCCGAACGGTAAGCCAGACGGTATTGTATTTATCGAACGTCACCGTCTTGTCAGTGGCTTTGACGATAACGTAGATGTCGCCGGCCAACGATTGGGCCGACCAGCCAACGTGGAAGTCGCTTGGATTCAGTATTTCTTCAGGCATGGCACACCTCCATTAGTGTGATATAGGATCTATAGGTTTGATTGATTGAAATTGCCCGAATGGGCGGGAAGCGCGGATTAATGCGCCGCGCTATCGCAGTCAAACTGTCTTAACGAAAGATTCGGGCATGTCACGCCGGAACGTGTACCCGTCGAACATATTGCCGTGCATCTCCTCAACGGCGAAACCATTGCCGCGCATGAAGTCCAGGAACTCACTCATGCCCATGCCGCCAAAGCACAGCTCATACCCGTAATCGAGTTTGTTGACCACGCGCGTGACCTGACCACTATAACCGGTGTTCACGTTCAGTTTCGGCCACATCATGAGTGTCTGCATAAGCGGGTTATCTTTCAACGCTAAATCAACTGCCGCACTCTCCTTGTCGTATCCACAGCCTGACACGGTACCGTTAGTGTAGTCGCCGCGAATGCCGGCGAGGTTGGCCCAGACTTCGGCACGCGGGTTACTCCCCCACATGCGTGACCTATGCCAGTCAACGTTAATCCTGAAAACAAGTTCCACACACATTGTGAATCTCCCTTGAATTGATGAAGCGCGGAGACAGCCGCGCGACTGAATGAATCTGATTGAAAGACTTAGTAGCGTTCGTCGATTAGAATGCCGTCTTGGTAGATGTACAGTCCGGTACCGCGTCCGTTGCCCATTCGAGCACTATCCCAGTAGCAGAGTCCAGCTTGACCCGAGCCGTCTTCGTTCTCACATTGCGGGATGTTCGCGGTATCACTACCGCAAGCGGACAGGGTGAAAAGTGTGATTAACGCGGCTGAAGCCGCCAGAATTTTACGCATGGTTCCTCACTTCCATGTGAGGCGTGCTAAGATAGCACAGCCTCGATTTGATTGATTGGTTAGAGAACTTTCAACTTAAGGCACGCGGCTAGGTAGTTGGCGCTACTTAGCCGCATTCTTTTAACGCATCAGGTCGCTCGGTTGGCAGTTGAGTGCACTGGATATCTTCAAAGCGTTTTCAAGAGTCATGTTCCGAACGTCTCGCCGCCCGGTCTCATAACTGCTGATGATTGTTCGCGCTATTCCAGTGCGCTTGGCTAGCTCAACTTGTGTTAAGTCGGCTTGTTTGCGCAGTTCCTTAAGTCCCATAGGCTTACCCGCTTTCTCTAGTAGTAGGTAAACCAATTATGACAGCAAAATGTATCATTTGCATGTAGGGAAACACTGTTAAGTTCTCAAACTTGCTTTTGTCTTGCCCGATTGGGCTTGATAATTGATAGCATAACGTATCATTTTGGTTTAAACAAATCGGCGTGTCGGAAAACCAGCACGCCGAACAGCTCACGCTGACGCGAACTCACGCACCAGCGCGTGCCGCATGATGTCATCAGCGGACACGCCACGACGTTTAGCGACGGCATCCAACATGGCCGACATGTCAGCGCTTAACGAAAACGTCCGACTGACAGCATCCGCCTGAGCGACGGGAACGACAGGCCCGGAATACACCGCACCCGGCCTTCCGCCGAACTCGCCGTTATCCGCATCGTCGGCCCACTTGTCCAACATGTCATCAGTGACCACACGGCCACCCTTCGCAACAAAAGACATGACACTTCCTCCTTTACAAAAGTTTCAGTTCCCGCAGCACCTTCGGCGTCGCACGCATGGCATGGAACACATGCCAACGATCCGACTCATCTAGTACCGCCACCATTTCCAGCAAACGCCCGTACTCGTCGTATCCAACCGCCACATAACGCAACGGGTCGGTATCCTCACGCGCCATAAACCGCACGACGTTCGACCATGCCACGCGCACCGAATCAGCGGACACGTCGGGATGTCGAGTCTGGATACGCGGGTCAACGACGATATCGCCAACCGGCACGGCTCACCACCTTTCAATATAACAGGTTCCAGCGTATCCCGTCCACCTTGGGACACGCTATGAGTGCCTAGACTATGGGATAAACCCAGTGAGCTAGGCCGACTGTGTACAAGGCCCACAGTCAGGCGAAGAATTGATTAGGGCACACACCTAGCTTTCGCTAGTGTTTTCTTTCGGCTCACTAGGAGCCTCAGCAAGCGCAAACATCTCGGATAAATCGTTAGCCATCTTGCGCCGCCCCAACGCACGTAACCATTTAACAGCCATCTCTAACGTCATGTTTTTTGTATCGAGATGCCCATTCTTGTACTTGGATACCGTGGTACGAGGTATGCCGATTTTATCGGCTAACTGTTGATTATCCAGATTCTTGCTGTCTTGCAATTCCCTGTAGTCCATGGCCCACCTCGCTATCTGTTTCAGTGGGCCTAATTATACCTTTGGCTTATTCGCAGACGGAGTTTCTGATGCCATCGCGCCGCGTTCTCTCAGCGGCCCCCGCACTACTCGCAAGACCTCTGCCTTGCTTCATTATCCCTCACCAGTCCTTGACTGGGTATCGGTAACACTATTCAATTCTCAAACTCTCATGTCACTCGGGATAGCTCTCACCTATCACCGGGACTTCGTGCGCCGCTGGGACTCGAACCAAGTACCCGCCTATCGGCGGCGCTGTCAGTAGTTGAGCTCGGCCCACACTCGGTCGAACTTGCGGTATAGCTCGGCGGGGTATTCCTCGTTGTCGTCCATCTCGATACCGAGGGCTATGGCCGTGAGGTCAAGCACGTTGTCATAGGTGCAGGGCTTGCATACCGTGGCTAGGTCTACCGCCGCTCTAAAGGCTTTGGCTTTAATCTCCGTGGTGTTCATCTCGGGGTTCCTTTCTTGGTGTTCCGTGGTTGATGGCTATCACTATACGCGGTCCAATACTGGAACGCAAGTCGGTATCGCAAACCACCACTAAAACCATTGCAGCCACTAGCATTCCTCGGCGTGTCGAAACCACCATAACCACCACAAAAACCGTCAAACCACAGAGCCCACGCCACTACTCCCATACCCATATAGTTGCACATACAACAGTTGCACCATGCAACAATCACCAAACATGAGCCAACATCACTCAACCTCATGCCGCCGCCGCTCACAGTCCCATAACCACGCATGTATGCGCACGCGCCCATACGCACACGCCTACGCGCGTACACGCGCGGATACGCGCACGCACACGTATGCGCACACGCACACACACGCCCACACGCACGCCCACACGCACGCATGTACGCACGCATACGCGCACGCCCACACGCGCGTACACATGGGGGTGGGAGAGCCCCACCCCGGTAAGACGTGGGGGCCGCACGGACAATGGTTCTGCTCGTGAATGATCTGCTGGGCTGTTTTTTGAATTAGCGTTTCATTGGTGGTGGGAATACTCTTGCAACGCTTGCTGCAACGCTTGTTGTGAGTAAAATGTCGTGTAGATGGATTGTCGGGGATTGGAGCGAAGCTCGGGTTCCTGACAAGGTGAGGCCCCGCAGTCGCGGGGTTTTCTTGTATTTGCGTGAGATATCCCAATTGGTAGAGGACGCCGGCTCAAACCCGGTGTGTTGTGGGTTCGATTCCCTCTCTCACGACTAGGCCACGCCTTTTTTGAAAACCGAACCGTCAAAACAGTTTTACGAGGATTTGTAAGGTCGAGTTCTCTGGGATTCCGTTTTGTATTGGTGTTGTTTTCTTGGACCGGGGGCGTGGCCGTGGATGATTGGCAGAGTAGACGAATGCGGCGGCTTGCTAGGCCGTAAACCGTAAAAGGTTCGCAAGTGCAAATCTTGCATCATCCGCGAGATGGTCGGTGAGGCTGGTCAAGGCCCTGACTGTCGTGGGGGTTCGACTATCCCTATATGCCCGTAGCTCAATGGTAGAGTACCGGTCTCCAAAACCGGTGACGTGAGTTCGATTCTCACCGGGTATGCGATGCCGGTAGCTCAGCGGCTAGAGCGTATGGCTACGGTCATAGGGTCGGTGGTTCGAGTCCACTCCGGTACCACAACGCCTTCAAGAAGAGGCGATTACAGGCGGTGACGGCTTCTTGGGTCATCGCCGGATGTCGGCGGCGGCTTCATGCCATGCCGTGCGGCGATAACTGAACAGCGCTCCCCTAGTGGGAGGCATGGCATTCTAGCTCATTGGAAGAGCGGCGCTCTCGTAAAGCGCAGGTTCGAGTTCGATTCTCGGGATTGCCTCTAGGAGCCGGTGGCTCGTGGACCAACATCCCCTGTATTTGGATTAACCCCGTTGGAATGCTCGCTCGCCACGCTCCCACCGGCTCCGCCCCCTACGTGTAAGGAGTCATCGTGGCTTGGTCATCTTCCAACCGTGATGCACGGTTCAACCCCGGATGGGAGCGGACCCGCAAGCGGATATTAGAGCGGGACCACCATCGATGCCAGTGGATTGTGACCGACTGGCATACGGGGGCGAAGCATATTTGCGGCTATCCTGCCAATGAGGTCGATCATAAGGTTCGCGCGAAGAACGGTGAGCCTGATGATGATTCCCCGTCGAACCTGTGGGCGTTGTGCTCATATCACCATAAGCAGAAAACCGCTCGTGAGAGTGGTGAGGCTCGGGTGGAAAAGCGTAGGAGCCGCGAGGAGGCCGAATGGTATTCGAGGCCGGCTTTTCGATAGAGCGTTGCGCTGTGTTCGGGTGTCTTAACCCGGTGTGCGCCAAAGGGTTGTGCAGGGAGCATTACAACCGGAACTACTATTCCGGCACTCCGTTGAGGAGACTGCGCACCCGCATGTGTCCGGTGTGCTTCAAATGGTTCGACCCTGAGCGTTCCTCTCGCTTGTTCTGTTCGGACAAGTGCCGTTTGAGGTATTTCCGTAAACGTCAACTGCATCCCGAGCTGCCGTCGCGTCCTGAAACCGTGTTGCATGAGCGGACGGTGGAACCGGCTGAACGGCCTCGGATGGTTGTCGAGTCTTTCACCCGTTCGCAGGTGATTGAGAAGTGTGCCGGCCGTTGCCAGAAGTGCGGCGGACTGGTCGATGTAGATAGTGCCGGGCCTGACGGCGCGGCTTTTGAGTGGAAGGTTCCTTTGGAGAAGTCGCATTCAGCGACTTTGGAGAACCGCATTCTCGTTCACGACCGGTGCAGGGGCGAAAAGCCCGTGCGTCGGACAGCCCGGAATGGGCGGAAACGGAGCGTGAATCATGGCAGGAAACGGGCGTAGGGCGTCCAAGATAGCCGCGATGCCTTTGCTGAGCAGTCCCGAGGAGCCGGTTGGGCCGGAACTGCCTGATGTTCGCCCGGATACGGGCGATGAATGGTTGCCGGTCACTCGCCGCTGGTATGAGGATTTGCGTCGTAGCCCGTTGGCTCAGCGTATGGGCGTCGGCCCTGACTGGGATTTCGTGTTGGATACGGCGCTGCTCAAGGATGATTTCAAACGTTCCCGTAAGGGGCGTGCGATTCTGGCGGCTGAGATTCGCCAGCGTGAGGCCATGATCGGCGTCACTCCGAAGGCGCGTAACGATTTGAAGTTCGACGCGCCTCAGGCGAATGATTTGAAGGCGTCCTCGTATTCGGGTTCCTCGAACGTCATCAGCATGGAGGAAGCACGTAGGCAGCGTCGGGCGGTGGGCTGATGCATGACGTTATCCCTAATCTGACCGCCGAGGATAGGGAGCGTTCGCTTGGCTGGCTTGCCTTGTGGTGGATACAGTCGTTCTGCGTCGTGGGTTCGGAGCCCGCGTATGACATGCCCGTGTATGAGAGTCCTGAGTATGCGCGGTTCTACGTGGACTGTTACGCGCTCGACAAGTATGGGCAGCGTCGTTTCAACCATGTGTTCCTGAGTCGCCCCAAGGGTTGTGACAAGTCCGGCAAGGGTGGCCGTCTGGGTTTGTTCGAGGCTTTGGGCCCATGCCGTTTCGCCGGTTGGGCGAAGGGCGGGGAAACCTACACGTTCCTCGGCCAGACTTACGAGTATCTGCCGGGCGAGCCTATGGGCCGTCCCGTGCAGGGCCCGAACGTGGTGTGCATCGCCACCGCCGAAGAACAGACGGATAACGTTTATCAGGTAATGAAGTACAACTGCGAGAACGGGCCTTTGAGCCAGTTGCGCGGTTATGGGCTTGATGTCGGTGAAACCCGTATCCTGCTGCCGGAGGGTGGTTCGATCAAGCCCGGTGCCACCGGTTCTTCCACGCATGACGGCGGCAAGCAGACGTTCATCATCGCCGACGAATCCCACTTGTACAACGTTCCCCGGTTGAAGGCCACGTATCATACGCTGAAACGTAATCTTTCGAAGCGTATGGGCGACGCCGAACCGTGGGTGTTGGAAACCACGACCATGTACCGTCCCGGCGAGAACAGTATCGCCGAGGAGACCTACAAGCACGCTCAGGATATTCGAGAGGGTCGCATCAAGGACCCGAAGCTGCTGTTCGACCACAGGTATTCGCCTTTGAACATCGAGGACCTGGGTGATGCGGGCAAACTGAAGCATGGCCTGTATGAGGCGTATGGTTCCGCCGCGAAGTCAAGGGACGGCAAGGACCATATCATTCTCGCTGACGGCAGCATCGTGCCGGTCAACGACGAGGGTGTGAGCGATGACGGGTATTCGCTTCGCTCCCCCGGCGTGGAGCCGGGCCCGTCGAAGGACGGCTGGGTTGATATTCGCGGCCCTATCGCGGATATCCTCGACCCGGCTTCCGATGTGGGCGATTCGATTCGCTACTACCTGAACAGTCTCACGAGCGTTTCCGACGCTTGGCTGTCCGAATCCCTGTTGAAAAGCCATCTCGCGGGCATCGCATTGTATGCGGGCGTTCCCGAGGGCACCGACTTGGACGAGGCAGCGCCTTGGAAGGACATTATTTCGGACGAGGACGAGATAACGCTTGGCTTCGACGGTTCGCTTTCCGATGATGCGACCGCCTTGGTCGGCTGCCGTGTCAGGGACGGCCTGTTGTTCCTTATCAAACTGGAACAGAAGCCCGAAGGCCCCGAGGCCGCTGACTGGCAGGTCGATGTGGAGGCGTTCGACCGCAAGGTTCGCTGGATGCTGGACAACTACAACGTTGTCGGCTTCTTCGCGGATGTCCACGGCTGGCGTGACCTCATTATCGGCTGGGAAACCGACTACTCGTATCTCGACCTTGTGGGCCAGCGCAACAACGGCGACCCGATCATGTTCCACACGAACAATTGGGAGTCGGACATGAAGCAGGCGTATGTGGACATGCATACCGCGTTCTGCCGTGAATGGACGGCGTGCGATGACGAGGACAATCCCGTCATCGGTGATGTCGCACTGTTGGCCGACCCGAGGCTTCTCGCGCATTTCAGAAACGCGCGAAGGAAGAACCTGCGCAGGACGAACGCCGATGGCTCCACTCAGTACCTCGTGTACAAGGAGACGCCGAACAGTCCGTTGAAGATAGACGCCTGCATCGCAGGCGTCCTCGCATATACGGCGCGTACCCGTTATCTGGAACAGGCCAGTTCCCGTGCGCCGAGGGTGCGCACCCACGTTACCCGAGTGACTTATTAGAAGGACGGTGAGATATGGCCGTGCAGTTGGAGTCGTTGGTTCCCGATGATGTCGAACCGGGAGGCGACGGCGTGGTGCTTACCCGGTTGGCGAACCGGCTGGTGAACCGTATCCCCATGCTGTGCCGGTTGAAAACGTTCTACGACGGCAAGGAGACCGTACCCACGAAGGCGGTCCCCCGCAACATGGATGTGACCAGTTCGGACATCTACCGCAGGTTCGTGGACATCTGCCCGATGAACTTGGCGAGCACGATAGCGAACGCGGTCATCACCTCGGAGAAGCCCACCGGCTTCCGTCTGGTGTCGGACAAGGCGATACGTTCCACCGCCGCAGACGACATGTGGCAGAAGTCGGGCATGAACCTGAAATCGTTGAACATGCTGCGTGACGCATCGATTTACGGTGCCGCCTATGCGCAGGCGTGGTCGACGCCTAACCCGGCCTACATTTCGAGGCTCAGCCCTTGGGATACCGTCGTTTCCGACGATAAGAGCGCGGCCATCGTCTACTCGTATGACGCGGATGAAGGCACCGAGAACATCGCCTTGTACCGTCTGGTCCGTGACGATAAGGGCAATGTGACCGACGTGTATGGTCGTGTCGCCAGACGTGAGGTGGAGTCGCGGACGCTGCCGACCGACAGTCCCGACTATGAGGATGCCGTGTATGAGCTGGCGAACGATGATTCCAAGAAGAAACCGTTGTTGCCCGCCTTGTTCGAATGGGTGGGCGCGGCCAGTTCCGATGGTCTTGATTTCGCCCGTGACTGCGGTTGCCTGCCCATCGTCCAGTTGAAGACCGCGACCGGTCGAGGCCAGTTCGAGCCTCATCTTCCGACGTTGAGCGCCATCGACCAGCAGCGTTTCCAACGTTTCTGCATTCAGGAGATGCAGGCGTTCAAACAGCGTTGGGTGTCCGGCGACCTTCCCGAGTATTACACGAAGCAGGACCCGGCCGTGAAGGCCAACCGTGCGCGTGCCGGCGAAAAGATCGACTACTCGTCCTTGTTCGAGCTTGGCCCCGCCGCCTTGTGGCTGATGCCGAAGGACGCGAAGATGGGCGAAAGCTCCGTGACGGACATCACGCCGATTGTCTCCGCCGCGAACACGGACATCAAACAGTTGGCCGGCGCGTCCGGCACCCCGTTGTCGATTCTCAGCCCTGACGTTTCCGGCAGCGCGGAGGGAGCGAAGCTCACCACCCGCATGTTGAGGCTCAAGGTGCAGGACATGAACGAGCGTGCCAATGATGCGTTCGTGCTGCTGCTTCGCATGGCGTTGGTCGCAAGCGGCCAGCAGTCCGCCGCCGATGAACGTTTCGAGACGATGTGGCAGCCGGTCGAGACTCCCACCGATTTGGAGCAGGCGCAAGCCGCCAACTATGTGAAGGGACTGCTACCGGTCAAAACCATCATGCGCCGGTTCCTGAACATGAGCGAGATGGATATAGCCGAAGCCATGCAGGACTTGCAGGACACGGCTTTCGCCACCGCTCTGAGTCAGGAGAACACTCTGGTCGAAGGCAAGACCTCACAGCAGTCGGCTCCCATCTTGCAGGACACGTTGGATTCGACATCGACCATCCCTGACCTGAACGACGTTCTGGGCGACGAGACGTTGGACTCCACCAATGAGGTGACGTGATGGCCGACATGACACAGGCGCTGACCGTCATGGAACGGCAGCGTCAGGCGCTGGTCGACGCCTACGTGCAGCGTGCGTGGAACATGTGGAAGTCGCTCGACCCCGCCGACTGGTGGAACGACGCGATAACACAGGGCGTGTCCGCGTGGATAACACAGAATCAGATCGCGTTCATCAAAGCCATGCGGCATCTGGGCGTCTCCTATGCGGACGTGATGCTCGGCATGGTGAACGTGCCTTCGGATGGTCAGATTCCCGAATACATCGTCACAAGGGACAACACCGACCCTTGGGCGGTGAGCGTGCGTCCTGCCGACGCCTATCGGAGCATGGCCGTAAGGGACCCGTCGATACGCCCGCTGGCATGGGACAATCTGGACGATTACGTGCAGAAGGCCGTCGATGATTGGCTTGACGCCGCCGTGAAACGGTTGACGGACAATGCGAACACCGATGGTCAGATAGCCATGAACAGTGCGGCCACGCAACGATTCCACGGTTCCGGCGTCAGAAAATACCGTAGGGTCATACACCCCGAGCTTTCCAAGACCGGCACGTGCGGCCTGTGCGCCGTCGCGGCCACGAACGTGTTTTCCACGGCCGACCTTCTGCCCATGCACAACAACTGCAAATGCACCGTCGCCCCGATCACCGCGAACAATGACCCCGGTCTGAAACTCAACCGGGAGGATTTGGACGCCATCTACAGGAAGGCTGGCAGCACGTCAGCCGCCGACCTGAAAAGCGTGCGCGTCATCATGGAATCGCATAGCGAGATCGGGCCGATTCTCACGCAGTCCCAGTGGCGGCGTGAATACGATGACGGCACTCCCGCGCCGGAATGGCATATCCCCGACCTGAAGATGACGCGCACCGCGTTGCAGCGCATGTATGCGAGGGCTATGGAGTTTCAACAGCATTATCAGAAAGTGCTGGATACGGGCGAGGAAGACGATTTTCCATTCGAGGGTCGAAAGTACAGCTTCCGGCCTTCGGTGCATTTAAGACAAGCCATGTCCTATCAGAGGGCGTGGCTCCAATACCTGCGGTCGACCCTCGGTTTGGCCGCGTGAATGAAAGGGGCGGGCGGATGCCTACCAAGGAAGAACAGAACACTGCCGAAACCGAAACGGTTCAGCAGTCTCAGCCTGAAACGGGCGCGGCAGAAACGACCGCCGACATTCAGGAAAACAATGAAAACGTCAAGCCGGAGGAAAACCCCGGTGACAACGAGCTCGCCAAGTGGAAGGCGATGAGCCGTAAGAACGAGAAGCAGGCCGAAGCGAACCTCAAGCAGGTGCAGCAGGTTCAGGCCGAGCTTGCCCAGGTGCGTGCCGACAACGCGCGTCTGATTGCGAAGAGCACGTATCCGCAGGTCACTGACAAGGTGTTTGAAGCCCTGTACAAGGGTGATGGCACGCCGGAGGATATCGCGGACTTCGCCAAGTCCTATGCGGAGCTCAACCCCATCCAACCCGGTTCGCCGTTGGGCGTTCAGCCGAACGGTCGTGTTCAGGTGCCGGAAGCCGAGGCTCTTCGCAGCGTGGGCCGAAAGGCCGAGAACCCCGAGGGCGAGTTCAATCCGAAACCAAAGCGCGGCGACGCCTACAAGCGTGCGATGGACCGTCAGAACGCCCGCCGCCGCAACCATAACAAGCAAACCAAATGAAAGGAGCCATACTCATGGCGCTTCCTATTGAAATGGTGCATGGCACCGGCCTGACCACCGTTGAGGAAAACAATGAGTGGCGTTTCGGCGAGCAGACGGGCGGCGTGGTCTCCGTGACCATCGTCCCCGAACTGTTCAACGTCGATGACGAGACTCTGCGCAACAAGTACCTGACCGGGGTCAGCCCGACAGCCACGACCATCTACATCCGTTCCGGTATTCCGCTCGCCAAGATCACGAGCGGCACCAACAAGGGCGCTTACGGCCCGTATGACCCGAAGGCTACCGATGGCCGTCAGACCGCCATCGCCGGCCTGTTGGAGTCCGCCGTCGCCGTGAACGTCACCTATTCCGGCTGGCAGGTCGATGACACCTATGTGGGCCTTCGCTACCGTGGCGACATTATCAAGAGCAAGCTGCCGGTCGTTCCCGCCGACGAGGCCAAGTGGGGCGGCTGCTTCTACGATGTCGAGGATGATGCTGTCACCGCATTGTCCGGTTCGGCTGGCGCTGCCGGTTCCGCTGGTGTGGGCGTGAAGTCCATCACCTTGACCAAGAACACCTCTGGTGCCATCACCGGTGGCACTTGGGTCGGCACCGACAACAAGTCGAACGCTATCACCATCGCCTGACACCCCGTCTAAACCGATTCTTTGAAACCCGCCCCTCGTGGCGGGTTTTCTCATATCTGAAAGGAAATATCCAATGGCATTGGACAAGGAAATCTTCCCGCCGAGCGAAGCCACCGAGGTTGCGCAGGCGGGCTTCGATTACGTGAACGGCATTCTCCCGTTCTCCACCATGTTCCCCATCCAGTCCAATGACGGCGAATGGACCGTCTCTTGGACGCCGAATCTGCCGACGCTCTCCACGAACGCCATGCAGCGTCGTGCGCTGGACGCCGAGATCGGCCACACTTCGATGGTCGAACAGTCCGCCGAACAGCATACGGGCCTTCTGCCCCTGTCCGGCATGGACCACATCACCGAACGTGATATGGCCAAGCACGCGAACGACAAGCAGTTCATCCACGACAAGGCCGAAGCCAAGACCACGCATCTGGGCCAGACCGCCGGCGTGACCCTTGAACTTGAGTCCATCTCCGCGATGATGGATGGCAAGATCACCATCAACGAGAACGGCGCGAACGTTGTCTACTCGTTCGGCCGTCCGGCCAAGCAGCATAATCAGACTCCGACCACTCTCTGGTCCCAGGCTACTTCCGACCCGATTGCCGACGTTCAGGGTTGGATTGAGGTCATGCGCAAGAACAAGGGCCGTACACCGCACGCCGCGTTCACCACGTCGAAGGTCATCGACGCATTGCGCGGCAACGAACAGTTCCGTCAGGAAGCGTCCGGCATGGACTTGGCTCATTCCAAGCCACGACTGTCCCGCGACGAGGTGCTGGGCGTTCTCGCCAGCCAGCTTCAGCTGAACGACGTGCGTATGCTCGACCTCGAATACGAGAACCTTGAACTGGACGGCGGCTTCAAGATGGACGTGGACACCACCACGCTCATCCCCGATGCCACGTTCGTCATGCTTCCCTCGTTCAACGACCCGACCCTTGGCTTCACCGCTTCCGGCCCGACCGCCGAAGCCCAAAACTCCGAGTATGAGATCAACAAGAGCGTCAACGACGGTCTTGTCGCCGCCATGCTCTCCCATCAGGCTCCGGCCAACTACGATATCTGGGTCAACGGCTCCGCGCTGCCCGTATTGCAGGATGCCGTCAGCACGTTCAAGGCCAACGTCCTGTAGGAGCCGTCATGGCAAGCGTTGACGGCATCGACTGGATGAAACACATGCAGGTCAGTCTGCTTGACCAGCCCGGGCTAGCCGACGCCTATCCGAACGAATGGGTGAAATCACGTTGCCGTATCGCCGCCGAAATAGCGTTGACCGAATCCGGCAACGCGGAACCCCGCCTCAATTCGGGCGACCTGAGCGAGGACACGTTCGCCTACGTGGTCTGCTCGATGGTGATTCGCGTCATGCGATGGCACCGGCTCAAATCCGAGTCGAACGGCAACTATTCGTATGAGGAGCATGACCCCCAGCCTAATCCGCCCGCCTATGATGCCAGTCCCAACCTGTATGTGAGCAAACGCGAAAAGCAGTTGCTTGACGGTTACGCGGAGGGACACGGCCCCGTAGGCACCATTGGTGTCGGGTTGAGCCGAATCTACGGATTGTGAGGCCCTATGGCCGATGAAACATTGGACTTGGGACACCTTTACGACGGTGTTGATTTGGATGAACTCGGCGGCGGGCACCTGTACGACGATACCGAGTTGGAGCCTCGTATCACGGATGACCTTCTGCACCGCGACATGATCGTGGTGCAGCCGATGAAACCGGTCGAAACCGTCTACGGTTCCGGCACCGTGCCGGATGGGGACGCCTCCTACTGTTACTGCTCGTTCGAGCCTCGAATCAATAAGAACAGCACGTTTTCCAAGAACTGGGCGCAGGACACCACGCCGCAAACGACCGGTGGCCTGCGCGAGGATGCGTTGGCGATCGTTCTCGCGCCGGAATGGCATGGGGACATCAACACGCAGTTCTGGCTCGATAACGCCTGTTACGAGGTTGACGGCCCGCCTATGGAGATGCGTCACGCCTCGGATGCCGCCCACCACTGGAACATCACCGCGCGATGCATCGGCCATGCGACCGAGGACAACGGGTTGAAACCGCCTGTCCCGCCCGAGGGGAGCCGCACATGGGGTACGTGAAGCTGAAGCCCGCAAGGGTACTGAACCGTGACATGGCGATACTGTTCGGAGCCGAAGCCACCCGTCCCGTGGCGGAGAAGGTCGAGGCGAAGGCGAAGGGACTGGCCGACGTGAAGGCGAAGCACTCGTCCGTCGCCGACCGCATCGACATCAGCACTCACGCGCATGGCACGCATACCGCCGTGATCATGAGCGTCAAGGGCCGTGACGGTTCCGAGATCGCCTCCCACTTGGAGTTCGGCTACTTCAATCGGTGGCTGGAACACAAGTACGGCATCAAAAGTCCGAGTGCCTGGATGCCGGGATTGTTCATCATGTCGAGGGCGAAATATGTCTGACCCCACGATATTCGACCTTTCCGTAAGGGAACAGTTGGATGCGGTCGGCCTGACACGCGCCTACCTGGACGCCGTCGAATGGAAGGACCGTGATTTCAGGCCGGTCATCCAACCGGAGGTCACGCCCGCCACGGATTCGCTCCTGTTGTCCCATGACGTGATTCTCTACCATTGCGGTGCTCCTGAGCAGCCCGACTGGAATCTGAAGGCTTGGATATGGCAGTACACGCTGTCTTTGACGGTGTTGGGCCGTGACCCGGAACGGGTGGCCCGCATCTGCGGATGGCTGCACCGTTGCATATCCGCATGGCCCTACCGGCCCGGCACCGACTATGGGAAGATCGGGCGGATAGTGGACAATCCCGGTTTCGAGTCCCGGTCTTCCGGCGACATGACCAGTTCCAAAAGCATCGTCGCGTGGACTTCCACGAAACGCATACAGGCCGCGTCCCCACGCGGCTGACCTTATCTGAAAAACCATCAATCACACAATCAGACCCCGCACGCCTACACGGCTGCGGGGTTTTCCATATTTGAAAGGAAAACGATATGGCTGACGAAATCGGCATCCACGACGACGGCGTGTTGACCGCCGTCCGAGGAACGATCTTCATGGCGAAGGCCGAGACCATCATTACCTCCGCACTGCTCAAGCAGTTCACCGTCGAGGCGGCGACCGTGGGCGTGGGCGACGGCATGTGGACGAACCTCGGCCACATGTCGAACGACAACCTGCCCGAGTTCGCGTTGGACGGCGGCGACGCCACCACGTTGAGCACTTGGCTCAAGGCGGCGTTCCGCACCCAGTACGCCCAGACCACCGGCACTGTGACGTTCAATTCGGTGCAGGGCGACAAGGGCACGTTCAAGACCTTCTACAACGCGGTCGATATGACCGGCGCCGGCGTGGCCTTCTCCTTGGAGAAGACCCCCATCAACAAGTCCCTGTTCATCCTGTGGTCCGACACGAACACGACCGGCCGTGCCGGCCTGCTGCTGCCGAACTCGGACATCGCGTTCTCCAGTCTGCCTGCTCTTTCCACGGATTCGTTCGTGGAGTTCTCCGCTCAGGCGAACATCAAGACATCCAGCGTGCTTCCGCATGACAAGAACGGCAAGTTCACGTCCGTCGCCTACTTCGCGCCGTCCGACTTCACGGTCTGACCCGTCTCTTCCTTGCCGCGTCTCCTATCCGCGCGGCAAGGAACCCCCTCTTTCCACGGATAGGGCTTTTCAGAATCATTCTTTTCCACGGATAGGAGCCGATGATGGCAGAGAACACTAAGAACACGACCGACAACGCGAAGATGCCGGAGACATGGGACGAGCTCAAGGAGCAGCCGCTGTTCGCGGGACTGCCCGACATGGCGAAGCCGCAGGAGCTGAACGTGGCCCAGTCCGCCGAGTTCTCGGTGACATGGCAGCGCATCTCCGAACGCAACGGGAAACTGGGCGACATGGGCTTATTCGGCGACGATGAGGCCGACAAGCCGAAGAAGAAGCCGAAGTACGACGAGTCCGAAGCCGTCATCCTCATGGCCGAGATCGTGCAGTACGCGGACATGTTCTACCGCGAAATCGCGGCCGACGAGAAGCAGTGGGACGAGTTCACCCGTGGCCGCACCTTGGAGAACCTGTACGTGCTGCTGGTGTCCCTGACCACGTTCTATTCGGTGGCACTGGGAAAATCAAGCGCCTCCAAGACGCGCTTGGAGAATGCAGAGTAGCGGTCTCGGCCGACTTCCAACGCTTCTACAACATCAACCTCCCCGCCAGTATGGGCCGCATGGAGCCGTCATGGCTGTGCGACCTGCTGGACGGTTTGGAGGGCGTTGACGGGAGCCTGTACCGCGCGTGGATGGCCGAACACCATCCGCTCCCACGGGAAGACGCGAAAAGCATGCCGCGTCTTTCCTACCTCACCTACGGGCAGTCGCAGATGCTGATGCTCAGCATGACGAACCAGCTTGAGATGATTCGCGTGATGATCGCCCGCATGATGGGCGACAAGAAGTCGAAGCCGCAGCCCGTCTATCCGCCCGGCACCGTGGTCAAGCCCGATTCGGTCGGGCCGAAATCGTTCTCCACGGCGGGCAAGTCGTTCGCCCAGATCACGGGCATGTTGGGTGCCGTGTTCGGCGGCAACAGTTTCTAGCAGAAAACCCCTCGCATTCCACGAGGGGTTTTCGTTTATCCTCCCGGAGGTTTTCTCATGGCCTTGTATTCCGCTGGCGCGGTCGGCGTCGATATTCGCCCGGACACCGATAATTTCTGGAAGATTCTCAACGCGGAACTGCATTCTCGTCACCCTGAGGTCACCGTTGATGTGAACACGAAGGGCGTCGCACGCGCCAAGGAGCAGATGCGCGACCTTGACGGCAAGACCCTCACCAACGTGGTGAAGATCGACGGCGACCCGTCCGGCTTGCGTGCCATCGACAAGGCCATGCAGGCCCAGCGGAAGCAGTGGGAGAAGAAGCCGGTCACAAGCAGGTTCGACTTGGACGATACGTCGTTCAATGAGAAGATTCACCGGCTTTCCAACCAGATCAAGCGGACCGCCGGCCAGACGGAGGCGTTCGTCAAGAAGTCGCAGAAATCCGTGGCCGACAGTCTTCAGGACAGTCTCTCCCGCATGCGTTCGGCACGCGCCCTCTACGACAAGGAGGCCACGGCCGCATCCCGCAGGCAGACCATGCTCATCAAGGACGAGCACGCCGCCTACGACATGTACGCGGAGGCCATCGAGAACGGGCGCAAACGTCAGGAGCAGTTGACCCGCAGCCAAGCCGATGTCAGTAAGACCCTTGACTGGTCCATCAAGAAGATGAAGGAGCTGCGCGAGGCCGGGAACATCGACACCGCGAACTGGTACAAGAACAGTCGCATCCCCGAGCTGCGCGAACAGCTCAAGGGCCTGAAAGCCGACCTGAAGGCGGTAGGCAAGGAGATAGCGGAGAACAAGAAGGCGCAGAACAAGCTCTTCTCCGCCGATTTCGACAACAAGGTAGCGGCACAGCAGCGTCTTATCGACTCCAACACCAAGAAGTGGGAGAAGGCGACCGACGCCATCTCCAAGTATTCGGACGCCGAGCTCATGCGCAAGGCGCGGCTCAAAGACTTCAACCGTGAGAACGACCGGCTGTTCTCCGGCCTGAACAAGATTCTCGACCTTGAAGAGAAGTCCGAGAAGCTGAACCGCAGGCAGCTCCAGCAGCTGTCGAAGCTCACGGCCGGCCAGAAGGCGTTGGCCGAGGTGTTCGAAGACACGGGAACCAGCGTCAAACGCCTCAACGCGGTACAGAACGATTCGCGCCGCACGATGGACAAGCAGCGCAAGACCGCCCGCGAACTGACCAGCCTGTTCGACGAGCAGGAGACCCAGATCAACGCGCTTTCCGCCGCGTTCCAGAAGTTCAAGCCCATGGGCATCGACAAGAACCTCGGCAAGGAGCTCAACAATACCTTCGACCAGCTGAAGAAGCTGCGCGACTTCGCATCCCGCAAGCCGATCACCGCCAAAGCCACATTGGATAAGACCCAATGGGACAAAAAATACGCGGAACTGATGTATGACGCGGAGAAGCTGCGCGCCAAACTCGACCGGGAGCATGAGGTCAATGTCCGCGTCAAGGTGTGGGAGGACAACGCCGACAAGCTCGAAGCCCGGTTGGAGAAGCTGCGTCATACGCGCCTCGACATTCCCGTGGACTGGCAGGTCGATCAGGAACGAATCATCGCGTCGATGCGTGAGACCGCCGCCAAGATCAAAGCCAATCCCGAACGTCGTTGGGAGCTTGAAGCCGACCTCGACCTGCAAATGCATCGCGCCGAGGAGAAGCTGAAGAAATTCGAGGACAAGAACGACGAGCTGAAGATGGATTTGGACTTGGAGACCGCGTTGGCCCGAGCCCATCTCGCCTACTTCACCCGCCCCCGCACCATCGACATCTTCGCTAATTTCAAGGGCACAGACCTTGGCAAGATTTTCTCCGGCATGACCAGTGGTGCGACCGGTTTGAAGGGCGTGCAGAACCAGTTCGACAGTCTTGTGAACCTGTTCGACAAGCTCGACAAGGTGGTTCCCAAGTGGTCGATTCTCGGTGCCGGCGTCACCGCGTTGGGTGCCGGACTCCTGAACCTGGGACGCACTGCGGGTGGTGTCGGCGTCAGCCTCGTGTCCATGAGCAAGGCCGCGTTGGCCGCTCCCGCCGCGTTGGCTGGTCTGGCGTCCGCAGGCTACGTGGGCTACCGGGTGTTCGGTGATTTGAAGGAAAAGTTCGATGTTACCAAGACCTCGCTGGCGAACCTGAACAAGGAGTTGGGCGACAACGCTTGGAACGAGTACGGGGATAACCTGTACCGTCTCGCCAACGACGTGGCCCCCTCACTGTCCAAGGGTTTGAACGGTATCGCCGTCGAGGAAGGCAAGGTGCTCAACGGGCTTATCGACGTGGTGCGCCAGTCGAACGAGGCCGACCAACTACCGCGTATCTTCGAGAACACTCGTCTCGCGGTGTCCGAACTGAACCCGGGCTTGCAGTCACTGGCCCGCGCGTTCCTCGGCTTGGGCGACCAGTCCAGCCAGTATCTGCCCCGCATGGCCTCCTACATTTCCGACGTGGCCGAGAAGTGGGCGAACTGGGTGGATACCGCCGAACGTACCGGTCAAGTCTCTAAGGCGATGGAAAAGGCCATCGAACAGGGCGGCTATCTGAAATCGTCCGTGTTCGACCTGATAGGCGTGTTTGAGGGCACGTTGGGTACTCTGGCGAAGACCGAGAACGGTATCCAAGGTTTTTCCGAGGCTTTGGAGAAAGCCAACAAGGCCGTTCACACCATCAAGTTCCAAGAGACTTTGGAGGCTTGGAGCGCTGGTGCGCAGGACGCGCAGGACAAGATGCGCAACGCTTTCAAGGATATTGGCGACGCCGCGTACTCGTTGAAGGACACCACTCGCGCGGTGTTCGGTGACGCGGGCCAGATCGTAGGCGAGGGCATCACTGGGTTGAGTCGCGTGTTGCAGCAGTCCGGTGGTGGAATCCGCGATTTCAGTTCCGGTGTCCGCGACGGGTTCAGCCAGGTGTTTGACGCGGTGGGTGACGCGGGCCCCATGTTCTCCGATTTGGCGAGCATGGTGGGCCAGTTGTCGCGCACGTTCGGCGGCACGTTCGCGTCCGCTTTGCGTACCGTGAGCCCGCTTATCAGCACCATCGCCAAGGGTGCCACCGGCGTGGCCCAAGCGTTCGACTCGTTGCCGGGGCCGGTGAAAAGCATCATCACATTGTGGGCCACGTTCGGTCGTGCGGGCAAGACGGCGTTCGAGTCGTTGAAGACCGGCATGTTGCAGAACATCCAGTCCACGATGCGATACCAGAAGATGCTCAGCGAACTGGGTTTGAGCGCCGAACAGGCGTCCGTGAAAATGGGCACCCTGATTAAGGCGATGAACCAGTTGTGTTCCGGCAATTATGCGGGTATTCTGTCCGGTGCCATCAGCGAGGTCAATTCCCTCGGCATGGCGGCGGAAGCTAACTCGAAGAAGCTGCTCCTTCCGGGGAACGCTGCCAAGGAGACTTCCAAGGACATGGGCGGCTTGGTCGGTGCGAACGGTCAGGCCATCGCCTCCATCCGTTCGGCCGGGGAGCAGGCCGAACAGCAGTCCGGCAGGTTCGGTTCGTTGAAGACCGGCGTGAAGAACCTGTGGGATGCGTTCGGCGGCTGGACGACGGTTGCCGGTCTGGGAATCAGCGCGGGCATCGCCGTCATCGGCAATGCGATATCCGACTACACGACGAAGGCGGAAGCATCCAAGCAGGCGATGGACAAGGTCATCGACGGCATGAAGGGCATCAAGTCCAACGCCAAGGAGGCGGCGGACGCGTTCAACGATTTCAAGTCGGAGACCACGAAACAGTGGGATGACCCGTCGCTCCTGTTCGGCAAGGACGGTGGCGGCGCGGTCACTGAATGGCTCGTCAAGGTCAGCGGCGGCTACACGTCCGCAGCCGACGCGGCCAAACGTCTGGGCATCAATACCAGTACGCTGACCGATGCGGTCAGCGGCAACGAGGCCGGCTACAAGAAGCTCGTCAAACAGTTGGAGGCGCAAAGCAAGGAGACATACAAGGCCAGCGACCAGTACGGCATGATGGTCGAGAAGCAGACCGATGCCGCCATCGCCGCCGACACGCTGTTGCAGGCGTTGAAGAAGCAGCACAAGGAAGGCTTGGAGAAATCCGTCAAGGAGCAGATGAAATATCTGCGTTCCCTCGAACAGATCTCCGATTCCTCCTCCGCGCTGTCCGACAAGCTCAGCTCGCTCGCCACGACGGTCAAGGCGAACGGTCAGGCGTTCAAGGAAAACGGCGAACTGGCTGACGCCAACAACGCCGCCTATGTGCGCACCGACAAGGCGATGAAGGATGTGGCCGCTACCGCGTTGCTGTCCGCCCATCAGCTTCTCTCCTATGGTGAGAAGAACGGTCAGGTGGAGGAGTACACGCAGAAGGCCGCAAACTCCATTTATGAGGCGCGTGAGGCCATCGTGCAGCAGGCTCAGGCCGCTGGCATGAGTGAGGAAGCTGCTGAAAGGTACGCTGATTCGCTTGGTCTGATTCCCTCTGATGTGGGTACCACGATCACCGCTCATTCGGAAATCGCCCAAGATGCGGTGGATAAGCTCGTGCAGGGCATATCCGGTCTGACCGATGGTGAGAAAGAGATCGTTATCCGGCTACGTGAAGCTGGAGTGGTCACCACGTTGGACGGTGTTCTCAGTCTTGTTGAGCAGCTGATGAAAGGCGACTTGTCCGAGAGGGACCTCACATTGCTGTTGAACGCGAAGGGCAATGCTCGCTGGGAGACAGGCGAGGTCAAGGAGAATCTTCTTGCTCTCGGCATGTCCAAGAAAGCCTACAAGTGGCTGTTCTCAGGTGAGGGCAACGCTGAGGAGCGCATGCAGAAGGTCAGGGACGAGCTCGGCTATCTGAACCTGACCGACGAGCAGATACAGTGGATTCTCGACTGTATCGACCACGCTTCCGGCAAGATAAAGGACGTGGAGAAGAATAAGGTTCCCGCCGCCAAGGGCGTCAGCTTCAACATCGACGCCGACGATGATGACGCTCAGGTCAAGCTCGCGGGATATAAGACTCTCGACGGCCAGCCTATCGCACGCGCGAAAGCGTATGTGGATGGCGACAATACGGACGCCGACGAGAAGTTCCAAGAGGTCAGATTCTATGACGGGTTGACCATCGCCCGCCCGTGGGGTCGTGTTCTTGGAGAGAATGAGCAGGCTCGTCAAGCGTTCAAGGACACGGCAGCGTATGACGGTGTGACCATTTCACGGCCTTGGGGTCGCGTTCAAGGTGAGAACGAGGGTGCACGCAAGGCGTTCCGTGACACCGCATGGTACAACAACATGACTCTCGCCACAGCATGGGGTCGTGTGCAGGGCGACGATGATCCGGTGAAAACAACGTTCCAGTATTGGCGTCGGCAGTCCGGCACTGTTCTTGCCACCAATTATGTGGATATTGTCACTCGTCACAGCAGTGATGGCAAGGTCTCCGCCGTTACCGGTGGTCGTATCTATGGTCCCGGTACTTCCACTTCCGATTCGATTCCGGCGATGCTGTCCAATGGTGAGATGGTGCTTCGTGCCGCAGCCGTCAAGAAGATTGACGCCGTGTATGGCAGGAGTTTCCTGAACACGTTGAACGCGGTCGGCAGTGTGGAGAAAGCCATGCAACCGTCCGCGTTCGCGTTGAACGCTCGCAGGAAGTCTCAGGCGTATGCGACCAGTGGCCGCGTATCCACGGCGAACGGCTCGTGGAACATCGAGGTCAACCCTGTTGTCAACGTCGAAGCGAACGGCAACTTGAACGCCGGCGTGCGCGAGTTGAACAACCGTGTGGACGAACTGAACCGACAGGTAGGGGCTCTTGCGGCCGGACTGCCGTCCGTGATCTCGGAGAACAGCAGTCCGTGGCCTTCGCAGAGGGCGTTCAACCGTGATGTGAGAGGAGCCCTATGAGCGAACTGACCTACACGTCAGGCGTGACCGGACAGGTGTTCGACTTGGAATCCAAACTGTCGTGGGGTGCGGCCCTCGGACTGCGATCCCGCGAATGGGATTACTCGCTGACCTACCGTGGATTGGGTATGCCTACACGCAAGGCTCGTGAGGTAAGTGTCAGCATGAGCGTCATAAACCCGTCCGATTTGGATGCGTTCATGCGTGCTACGGACGCGGATATTCAGATGAACCAGCCCGGTGTGATAACCGGGCTGGCCGAGTCCGGCGCGGCATGGACGCAGCATGCGGTCATCGTGAAAACCAGCCCCCAGTCGCATCATCGTGCGTCGGACGCCAGCATTGATTTGACCATCGTGCTGTTGGACGGCGTGTGGCGGAGACGGTTGGACGTGCAGCATTTCTGGTCGGATGTGTTGCAGCCCGGCTTGGATTTGGATTACCCGCACGATTACCCGCACGACTATATGCCGACCGCGAGGAACACGACCGTGGTGAATCCGATGCCCGCGCCGATGCCGTTCGAAATGGTCTGGTTCGGCCCCGTGTCGAAACCCCAGTTGACGTTGGGGGGCAACCGGTACGAGTTGGACATGGACATTCCCTCGGGCGGCTACGTGACCATTTCCAGTGTGGAGGGTGAGAAAAGCATCATCCTGACCACTGAGAACGGCGACACGTCGAACATGTTCTCCAAGGGTGTGCGCACGGGCGGTGAGAACGGGGGAAGCTACATCTTCCAGCCGATACCGTCCGGCGAGCTCGCTGCTCAATGGAATGGTTTCGGCATCGATCTGACGATCATCGAGGAGGCGAGCGAACCGCAATGGGTGTAGGGCTTGTGGTGACCGATGCGAACCATGTGGATTCGATGATGGTCGAGGATTATTCGTTGGATTGCGCGTGGGGCAAGGACGAGAACGATTTCGAGTTGACGGTGGACAAGCTCATCCCGCAGGGCGCGTTCGTCTATTTGGAGGAGTCCGAGTGCGGCGGGATAGTTGATGCGTTGCGCGACCAGTTGGAGCGTGGTGATTCCACGCTCACGTATTCGGGGCGCACGTGGCATGGCATGTTGGAAAACAAGATTCTCGCCCCGGATTCGGGGCAGGATTACCTCATCGTGTCAGGCAACGCCTCCACCATACTTGGTGCGTTGTTGTCCCGTGTCTCGCTCACCCCGTTGTTCAAAGCGGTCGTTCCCCCGTCCGGCGACGTGTCCATCAAGTCCTACCAGTTCGAACGGTATGTGGACGCATACACGGGCGTCTGCGCGATGGCGAAAGCGAACGGTTTGAAACTCAAAGTCGCCTACCGGTCAGGCCATGTCGAAACATGGCTGGAGACGGCAGGCGACTACGGGAACGACATCGACTCCGACCTGTTGGACTTCGACGCATCGCGCACGTGGCGCAAGCCGAACCACATGATCGGCTTGGGCAAGGGCGAGTTGAGGAACCGCATCGTCAGCCACTGGTATGCGGACTCGAAAGGCAACGTCACCCAAACCCAGACGTTCAAGGGTTTGGACGAGATTGCCCAAGTGTACGACTATTCGTCGGCCGAGGCGGACGAGTTGGCGAAGAACACGAAGAAGAAACTTCAGGACTTGCAGTCCGAGGGTGAGGTGAAGGTCACCGTGCATGAGGATTCGGGCATCGTGTTCGACGTGGGCGACACCGTGACCGCAAGGGATAATCTCACCGGCATCACCGTCAACGCGACTATCAGCAAGAAAATCGTCAAGGTCTCGGGCGGCGTGATGTCCGTCGATTATGAGGCCGAGTAAACAGTAAGGAGCCGATTATGGCGCGTATCGACAATGCGACGGTCATGCAATGCGACCGTTGCGGCAGAAACAAATGGTACAAGGACTTGGACGACCCGGATATCAAGACGTGGTACAACGTCAACCGGTTGGACTCCACCGGCACGGGCCACGACTACCTGTTCTGCGACCAGGATTACAAGGAATACGCGAACAAGCTCAAGGACTTTGATAACAGCTTCGACAGTTGGATGCAGAACGGAGGCAAGCGGAATGGCTGAACTCGTCACCGGTCATGCGGGCAAGGCTCACGCCACGGCGGAACAGGCGGCGGGATTGAACGCCGGCATTCTCGGCTTGGATGATTATGTGCTCGACGTGCACGACAAGCTCAAGATCACGGTCGTTTCGGCGAACAAGGTGACCATCGGCACGGGCGAGCTGGTCATGCAGGGCCGTCACGTCAGCCAAGGCACGCCCGAGGACCTGATCGTCACCAACGGGTCGCAGGGTCAGAAACGCAACGACCTCATCGTATGCCGCTATGCGAAGGGCTCGCAGAACATCGAGAGCGCGAAACTGGTCGTGGTCAGGGGCACGCCCACCACGGGCACGCCCACCGACCCCGCCGTGAACACCACCAGCCCGTTGGACGGGGGCACCACCTACGACATGCCCTTGTACCGCATCCCGCTGGACGGCATCACCATCGGCACACCAGTCGCATTGTTCAACGTGTTGAAGCCGATGAGCGACGTGTGGGATTCCCTAACCCCTGTCACGGGCCGGGTCAGGATGCCGTATTCCGACAGGTATATCACTCTGGTTCGTGTCGGCCGTATTGTCACCGCCTGCGCGTATATCACGCTGACAAGCAATTTCACTCAGGTCAGCAACGTGTCCGTCAACGAGACAATCCCGGAGGGTTTCAGACCGTCCGGCGATTCCCGCGCGATCATGCGCGGCACCGACAACAGCGGCGCGATCAGTTTCTATCTTTACGGCACGCCGGAGGGGAAAATGGTGTTGCACGGCACCGGATATACCGGCCGATTCGTCGGTATATCCGGCTGTTGGATTACCGAGTAGCATTCCCTAACCCCGGCGGAGTACGCGCCGTATATCCAGTGCGCCGGGCATACGGTAACGACCGGTGATGACGGCACGTTCTGGGTGGGCGTCAAGTCTCCGAACGGCAAGCCTCCGGACTATGCCTCGTACACGGTCGGCCCTTTCGGCACCGGGTTCAATGACGAGGACGGCATCATCGCCCACCTATGGGACGTGACCGCCACCGGAGTCCGGTTCCGCCTCTACACGACGCGCTATCAGCGGTGGTGCGGCAAGACCGCGATCTTCGGCAAATGGATCACCGTATGGCGCCGCTAGCTGAACGTGACACCGTCGGGGATTGGCAAGGTGCGAGGCGTGTGCATGCACCGGTCTCCGTTGGACAAGCCGCCGACGACCATGATGGTGCCGTTCGCGTTCCAAGTCGCTTGTTTCGCCCAATTGCCGACTGGCAAAGCCCACAGGCAGCCGAGAGACACCGCCTTGGACGGTTTCACTCCCGACGCGTATTGGAACACCGGGTAATCGTGGCTCAGGTTCACCGTGCTCTTGAACCCGCTCAAGTCCACGTGGAGCAGTCGATTACGCTCGTCCACGACGATCTGCATGCCGCCGCCGTAGGCGTCAGGCTGGAATGATTTCGTGTCCTGCCACTTGAATTTCGCGTACAGGAGCGGCTGGGTTAGGGAATCCCCTCAGGCTATCAAGGCTCTCTCCC